CATCTTTAAAAGATAATGCAGGCTGCGTATAAGAATGCAATTGATTTTTTTCATTCAAATTTAGAATTACCGGTCTTTCAGTTATAAAACAAATATTTTTGTGAAAAAACAAAAATCCGCAATTTTGAAATAAATTATATAATATTCTCAAACTTTTTTCTTCTTTTTTTGAATATTTAATATTTAAATAAAACATAGGAAACAAATAAAAAGAAATCCAATAAATATCTAAATGTGACCAATATATATTATAAAATAAATCGAGATTGGTTTCAAGATTGCCCTCAAGATTGGCCCTGAGATTGTCCCAGAGATTGCCCTCAAGATTGGCCCCGAGATCGTCCCAGAGATTGCCCTTAAGATTGGCCCCGAGATTGTCCCAGAGATTGCCCTTAAGATTGGCCCAAAGATTGCCCCAAAGATTATCCCAAAGATTGCCCTTAAGATTGTCCCCGAGATTATCCTTGAGATTGGCTCTAAATTTTATGAGATTGACTCTGAGATCGTCCCAGAGATTGGCCCTGAGATTGGTCTCAAGATTGATTTCAAAAATGCATCTGAGATTGTCCTCAAGATTATCCTTGAGTTTGTTCCAGGGATTGGCCTCGATACTGCTCCTGAGAATAGACTTGAGATTACCCCAGAAATAATCCTCAAGACTATCCCAAAGATTAGCCCAAAAATTGTCCTCAAGATTGTCCCTGAAAGGATTGTTTAATATATTTATAATCAAATTATATTGTAAAGGCGAATCAATATACCAGATATATGGTGCTTTCAAATTTAAAAATTCTTTATAAATATAATTTATATATTCCTGATTTTTTGATTTATCAATTGATTTTGTCGAATGCCCTATAGATAAACAATGATCTCTAAATTTTATAAGCTGCTTTTCTTGTTCTAATATTAAAGATTTTATCATATCCCCTCTCAAAAAATTAATCTGAAGCTTGTTTTGCTTCTTCTTTAAAATGATCGTATTCTCTTACTATTTCTATTTTATAATTTCCTTTAGGAATATCAATAGCACCATGTTCCTGATGATTAAGAGTAGCCTTTTTAGAAAAAATACTCAAGTGCATCACTTTGTCCATTATAATAAGTTTACCTAATCCGTTTACTATAGAATGATGATGGCCTGTTTTTTCACCTTTTGCTAAAATTAAATGATTTAATTCTTTTCCTTCAGGTTTATAATCTACTTCCTTAATTAAAACATCCCCTTGTTGATAATAATTCATATTATTTCCCCTTTTTTTATTTATTTTAATTCAAAATTTAATTATTTTATTCATCAAATCTTTTATACCAAATATAAAAAATTACAAATCCTATGCAATCAATTATTGCAAAATATTTCATTGCAGAATATGAACCCAATAATGCAAGAAAAGCCCAAATTAATAATGATGCAATTATAAATACACATAAACAAGTAAGCCAAAACAAACTATTAGGATAATCAATCATTTAATTTCTCCTTTTTAAATTTTATTTTTTTCCAATTGATTTGTTTTCTTTCTTCAAATTCTTGTTTTTTACCTTTATTCCAGGTATCTGTCCCACGAAAATATCCTACTATTCGTGACCAAATTTCGCAAGGAATTTTTTTTTTATTTCCATTGTTCAAAACCTCTATAAATATTATTTATTTCGTTATATTTCCCTAATTCAAAAAGAGCTTCCGAAAATAACGTGACTTTTGATGTTTTTCTATACATGTCAGTCATTTTAGCAGCTTTTAACATAAATTCCATTTCATCCCAAATCAATAATACTCGACATCCTTCTCCATATAATCCAATTTTTTTTAATATCCATCTTGATGCATGATGCATATTTGCGCCAAAATGCCCGATATATTCTTTTTCGTTATCTTTTATATCAAAATCTGCATCTGAATCTCTAATTATTGTCTGAGGCTTGCATCCAGCCCACTTCCCATCAGAATAACGTCTTGTAGGACGAGAACAAAAAGCACTTTTTATTCTTCGATTATGCAAATCTATACATAAGCTTTCTGGATGAAAACCTGATTTTAAAAATAATGCGCCGTTACCTGGCCCTTTTTTATTTATACATTTTTTCCCCGGATCAGTAGTCGATTGAAATAAATAACCTACTTCATTTGTCCAAAACCCTGATAAATCATTGAAAACATCTTTTCTTAAATTTTCTAAAGCTCTTATATTAAACAAATTAAATTCTTGAATTTCCCAATTATTTTTTTTATAAATATTTTTAATTGATTCTATTTGATATTTATAAAGCTGCATTTATTTTTCTCCTTTTCCTCGGTCGAAGCCTTTTATAATTTCTATATATAACATATTAAATTATTATAATTTTGTCAATTATTTTTTTTTTTTTTATAAATAATTTTATAAAAATGTTTTATAATTTTTATTTTAAAGTTATTTTTCATTTAAAACTTCTATAATTTGTCTGTTGTTACAACTACATAATTTTTCATAATACATTTTTTTATTTCTCTATATTCTTTTAAAAAAAATCCAAATGGTTTAATTTTGTTAAATATTTTTATAAAAACCCTTTTCATTTTTTATCTCTTATTTATCTAAATAACAATCTACTGTATAATCATCCGGATAAGATTCTTTATATTTTAAATATGCATCTTTAGCCATTTTATAATTACCCATTTGACCATATAAATTTCCTAATTCTTTAAAAAAATAATCAAATTCATTGTTAAAATCCATTGCTTTTTTGATATATTTGATACCTTCTTGAATATCATAATTTAATAAAATTACTCCATATTCAAAAAACATCCTAGGATTTCTATCTCCAAAATCACTACATAATTTTTCAAACAATTTTTTAGCTTTTTCTATATTACCAACATAAAAATTAGCAGAAGCTAATCCCCATCGCCCTTCAATTCGTTTTGGCATTAATTTAACAGCTTTCTCTAGTTTATCAATTGCACCATAAAAATCTTTTTTTTCTCTTCCTAATTTATGAGCTTCTTTTATATAAAATAAAAAATCAAGTAATTTTTGCTTTTCATCTGCAATTTTATCATAATTTTTTTCTGATTTTTCCAATTCTTCTTTTTTTACTTTTTTTATTCTTTTATAATAATCCCAAACGTTTTCGTTTATAATTTGATGAACTGATATTTTTTTTAAATCAATATATGGGTGTGTCCAATTCCCAACATCAAGATATTTATCAAACGAATTTATATCTACTTTATAATTTTCTTTAGACACAAATAAATTTTCATCTTTTGTTATTAAATATTTTTCAAATAAATTTAAAACATCTTTATACATTATTTTTAACTTTTTAGCTGCTTTTTTAGCAGCTTCCAAAATCAAAATACTTTTTTCAGCACCTTTTTCTCTCTCATTAAAATCATTCCAAAATTTTTTATTTACATCTTTTTTTCTTTCTAAAGAATTCTTATAATTTTTATTTAAATTTAATTTATATCTTCTATTATGAATTAATCTTGACTCAGCATATATTGCAAGTCCTATCAAAGCGTTTTGTTTCGCATAAAAATGTGCTTTTTTTGCATATTTCTCATTTTCTTTTATATTATAGTAATATTCTTCTTTTGTAAGATATTTTTTTAATAATTCTTTTGCTGCTTTTTCTCCTTTTTTAGAATTATCAATAATTTTATTTAATATTTTTATATCTTTTTTTAATAATTCAATTATATTTTTTATATCATTTTCCCAATTATCAGATAAAGAATATAATTTTTTTATTTTTGATTTATTTATATTTTCTTGTAAATAATTTTCTATTACTTTTTTTAACGTTAAATTACGACAACCTTTTATCGCAACACCGTCCTCAGAAGCATTTATTACTGTCCCTTCATGAACTTTTATCATTCTTTCCATCGAGGTTACAAAACTCATAAGTCCTACATTTGTTAATACATCTTCCCCCAAAATGCCAGGAAGATATACACTATTCCCTTGTGTATAATCTTTTCCTTTTAAGGAACTCTTAGGGTCTAAAATTTTCCATTTAACAACTCCATTTTCTGTTTCAATTTTCCCGCCTGCGTCTACTTGTAATGTATGTGATAATCCTTTTCCAAAACTAAAACTATGCCCCAAAAATATAATAGGATTGCAACCTAAATGTTTTGCTAATTGAAAAGATAAATGTACAACACTACCCCCTGATTCTAAAGCACCTTTTTTATATAAATATCCAATCGCAGAATTTTCACTTCCAGGTTGTGGAGAAGTTGTTACAAATTTAGGCCCTTCCCACTCTTTTAATATCTTCGCGTATGTTCTATTTAAACAAACTAAAGGCAAATTTATATCCATTAACCCTTTAAAATGCTCATAATTTACTTCGCCATAATCAACTGTAGTAATAAAATCAGGTTTTATATCATACGCTAATAACATTCTTAATGCCTGCGCGACTGTTATAATTATAGCTTTATTTTGTATTTTCCTCAAAAGATGGATATTGTTTTGAATTGAAGGGCCAGTCGCTATTAATATAGCTGGTTTGCCTTTATAAAAATTTTTTAATTCATTAATACCACGATGCCTAATACAAAACGGAAGATTCTTTATATCATTTTCAGCAATAATACTTCCTGCGCCAGCAACAGTGCCCACATTACATCTTTCCTGATTTATAACTTCAATAACATGCGGAATTATTTCTGAATATTCTTCTAAATGCAATGTATATTTTTCTGTAAAAATTAACCAATTTTGAATAACAAAAATTCCTTCAATTTCTGCAACAGCTTGAACAACTTCATCTTTAGAAAATACAAAAAATAATTGATTTTTTTTAATATATTTTGAAAAATCATTTTTTTTAAGAGTTTCTTTTATTAATCCTATTATTGGATCAATTAAAATTATTTTATGATCAAAATCAGCACTTTTAAAAATAGCTTCAACTAAATATCCTAATCCAGCACCAATTAAAACTGTACAACTATCAGAATAAAATATTTTTTGTTTATTGATTTGTGCCATTTCATCTTTAATGTTATCTGGATAAGCAGCAACTACTCTATTTCTTTTTTTTATTAATAAATTATTATCCTTTATTTCTAACCATTCAGGCAAATTGCTCTCTTTTATATTTTTAACTATTTTGTTATTTTGTATATAACTTAAATTTTTATTTAAATAATCTTTCATTTTAAATCCTTTAATTAAAAAATTTCATTTTGATTCCTTATTGCATAAAATTTTACATAATTCTGTGATTTTACTATCATTTACAACAATATCCCTTAATATTTTTCTTGCTTTTTTTTCATCTTTTTTAAAAGCTATTTTTAATATATTCATCCAGAGTTTATTATTATTTTTACGGATTTGACTAATTTTATTAATTATTTTATCATCATTCATTTTTTTTTCCCATAACTTAATATTTTTTTTGCACTTTTACAAAATTCATTTTCATTTAAACAATATTTTTTATAATATTCATTTTCTAAAATAGAATAACATAAAATATTTCTATAATTACCATTTATAAACATTGCTTCTCTAAAAACCCCTTCTTGTTGCATTTCTAATTTTTCAAAAACTTTTAACATGCCAATATTAGTTTCAGCAGTCCCAGACCATATTCTATGCAAATTTAATTTTTTAAATCCATGTTCTAATAATTTTTTTAATGCTTCAGTTGCATAACCCTGATTGTGATATTTATTATCCATAACAATAGCAAATTCTGCCGATCTATAAATTTGATTTATTCTTTGCAATGATATATTGCCAATATGAATTAAATGTATCGGTATTTCTTCATCAGAAAACCAATATCCTTCTTCAAATTTACGTACTACTATAGCAAAAACAATATCTTTTTTACATGTCTCACACATATCAAGATAATTTTCAAATTCTTTTTTCCCGTATGGGAATAATCCATGATGATTATTTTTTGTTATTTCTTCATCATAGAACCAATCTTGATAGTTACTTTTTACCTCTTTTAAAAAATCTCTATCAAATTTACAAATTAATAATCTATCTGTTTTATATAATATTTTCATATTAATACCTTTTTATAATATTTTTAAAAATTTATCTCTTAAATATTTTTTAATTTCAATTATACATTTATTGTCTATCATTTTATCGCTATACATTTCTTTAATATTTTCAAAATTATCTAATATACATATATTGTTTATTTGTTTATTAGATAATAAACATTCATGCAATTTTTCACCTTTTTGTATTCCTATCACTTTTTTTCTTATATTTTTATTAATAATACCAAAATCTTTCATAATTTGTATTAAATCAATTATTCTGCATGAATATATTTCAGGAATAAAAATATTTCCGGATGAATCATTATAATTTTCTATTTTATTACAAATAAATTTAACAATTCTATCTAGTGTTATCCAAAATCTTGTCATTTTTTTATCTGTAATTGTAATTTCACCTTTTTCTTTTGATTGTTTTATAAACAATTCAATAACAGAACCCCGAGAACCTAAAACATTACCATATCTGCATATATTAAATTTTGTTCGAGAACCAGATAGCGTATTGCCAAATAAAAAAATACTATCAGCTACTGCCTTTGTTTTACCATATAGATTTATAGATTCAACGGCTTTATCTGTAGATAAATGCATAACATATGCAACTTTATTATTAATAGCAGCATCCACAACATTTCGAGACCCTATTATATTTGTATTAATAGCTTCGTATACATTATTTTCACAGGCGCCGACTTGTTTTAAAGCAGCAGCATTTATTACAATATCAACTCTATTCATTGCCCTGCAAATGGCTTTGAAATCCCTAATATCCCCTAAAATATAAACCACGGGAATTTTTGTTTTTATTTTTTTTTGTAATTCCCATTGTTTTAATTCGTCTCGTGAAAAAATCCTAATCCCACGAGGTTCATAATTTTTGATTAAATAATCAAATAAATTAGTCCCTAAACTGCCCGTACCACCTATAATAAGTATTTCTTTGCCTTTAAAATAATTCATCTTCATTTTTTTCCTTTTATATACTTTTTTATATAATAAAATTCATTTATCATTTCTAAACAAGAATCGCAACCCCCTTCAATTATAACAGGAATTTTACAATCTTTTAAAATTTTTAATTCTTCTATTTTGTCAAATCTTACAATTGGTAAATGATGTTCAGTAATAATTTTTTTATCAGAATTTACGACTTTTGTTTTAATATGCTTAGAAAAATGAATTTCTTTTATATTATCAAAATATTCATTATAATAACTTCTGACTTTCCCTATTGTTTCGGCATGAGCGATATCAAAACATAAATCATAATCGTGCCCATACTCTATTTTATCATAATCTATATTTTCTAATAAAATGTTTTTTGTATATTTACCTCTAAAATTTTTAGATAATAAAAAATATTCGTCTGAATGACATATTATTTTATAATTAATATTATTGAAAAGTTTAAAAACTTTTTCATTATTATATTTTTCATTTATCAGATGAAAAGATAAATAATCTAAACTTTTTAACCATTCAAAATTTTGTTCTGAAATTTTAAAAAATGTATTTATTATTTCCTCAGTCAATATTATTTCTAAACAATTAAAATCAATATTTTCCCGCAACAATCGAAAGAAATAAATTATAGAATTTGCCTCATCATTATTTTTTAAATCTAAAAATTTATAACTCGACCCTGTCGAAAATCCTAATAACATTTATCTTTCCTTTTCTAATTTAGTTGATTTAATATTTTTATTCTTATTTAAAATATTTTTATTAGACAAAATATACTTAATTATATCCTGATAACATAAATATGTTTTACTTTTAGATGCATTTAAATAAATATTTTCAATTATTTTTTGATCTTCTATTGTATCTAAACATAATCTCCAATGAGGAAAATAATATTTTGATTGTGCTTCAAAATTTATTATTCGTGGCTGTGGATCAAAATCATGTCGCCAATAAAAAATATTCCATCCAGTCCATTTTTTACTAAAATGATTTTTAGGGATTATAGAATATATTTTTTTATAAATATCTTTTGTATAAACTTGTACATCAAAACCATCCGGAAATGATCTTGTGCAAACATTAGATGAATAATCAGCATTATATTTTTTTAATCTAAAAACCAATATATCTACTATAGCAGGATCAACAAAACATAAATCTTGGCTTAAATCAATTATTATATCAAGATTTTCTTTTTCTGCTGCCTTTAAACATCTTCCAATTAAATTATTATTAGCTCCTATATATATTTTTATTTTTTTTCTTTTATTTTTGTATTGCCAATTCTCATACCAATCTAATATTTCGTTTGTATCATTTTCAGGTATTGCTAAAACCACTTTTTTTATATATACCGATAAAAATAATCGTTCAATTATTCTTTCAATATTTATCTTCCCTGCAATTGGCAATAAAACTTTACCAGGCAATCTTTTAGAATTAAATCTAACTGGGATTATTGCGCCAACATTATTCAATTTCATCAATAATTTCCTCCAGCATTTCTGGTGTTCTAGCAAATAAACCCCCATCTAAATTATTTTTATTATGCTTTAAAACATAATGACATTCGTATATTTTAGGTTTATATTTTCTATATAAATCCCAGTTTGTTGTATGATCAGAAATTCCAGCCGTTAAAAACAAATGCGGAAGACCTTTTTGTGTTTTTATATAATCTTCCATTTCGGCTGGATATTTAGGAACACAATGCATAAATAAATTATTAAAAAAATCTCTGAAACTAATAGGAAATTTCTTAAGATCATAAAAATCAGCACTAATTATTGCTATAATACCTCTCGGTATTTCATTCACAAGATAATAATATTTTTCATTATTCGCAATCTTGACAAAAGGAATATCAAAAGTTAATAAAAAATCTAAACTTTCTTTATCAAAAACACTAGCTGTTGTCTTGAAACCTTTATATTTTGCATATTCATATGCTTGTCTAAAACTGTCATGATCTAAAGGTACATTTTTACCAGCTTCTTTGAAAAGCTGCCATTTCAAGATAATCTTGCGATCTTTATCTATTTCTGCGATAGAATCTATCATTTCTTTTATTGTTGAGAAATGATTATCACACGAATTACCAGAACCCATATCTAAAATAAACATTATAATTCACCCCTATTTTCCCAAACTTTATAAAAAGCATCAACAATATCTTTTCTGTCTTTATCATTTAAAGACAAGCCCTGCAATGTCCATAAAAATAAATCGTCTTTCCATAATTTCTCTACAACTGGCAAACTGAAATTATAATCTGTATTTTTTAAAGCCCAATGCATTTTTTTTTGATATAATGGAGTTAAATATAAAGGTTTTGTATATCCACAACCAATCGCAACACCTAAATCAGCACGTCCTTTTTGTGGTTTTAATTCAGCTTTTACAGCTTCAATAAATTTATCTCTATGTACATCATAATTATTATCAAATTTAAATGCTTGCACATAATAAGAATGGGTGCAATTTTTTCTTATTTTTGTTGTTGAAATACAAGGAATCTTACTTAGAGCCTCATTAAAATAAAATACATTCTCTGTTCGCCTATATGCAAAATCTCTTAGTTTTTTTAATTGTTCTATCATAATAGCTGCTTGTATTTCTGTTAATCTGAAATTAGCCCCTAAGACGGAGGTAAATTCATCAAAAACAATTAATTCTTTTTCTTCTAAAATACATCTAGCCAAATCAATTCTCATTTTTTCGCCATTTGACAATACATTAGCAGAAACAAAAAATTTAGTAAGTCCATATTTGTCGTTTATGTCAGAAATAACCGCCTCAGCATGATTTCTGATCAATCTCATCCTATGTACTAAATCTAAATTTTTAGATACACTGATTCCACCTTCTCCGGCAGTTAAATGTTTCCCTTGTGTAAAACTAAAACAACCTATATCCCCTAAAAAACCAGCGTATATATTTCCATATTTAGACCCAATTGCTTGCGCAGCATCCTCAATTATATATAAATTATGTTTTTTGGCTATATCTATAATTTCCGGATTAAAAGGTTGACCGAAAAGATCAACAACAATAATCGCTCTTGTTTTATCTGTTATTTTTTCTTTTATTGATTTTGGATCAAGACAAAAATAATCCTCTTCTATATCAGCAAAAACAGGTATAGCCCCATACCACAAAGGAGCCGATGCGGAACAACTCATTGACCAGGGAGTTACAATAACTTCATCCCCAGGCTCTAATCCAATTGCTCCACATGCCATAATTAAAGAAGATGTGCAACTATTTGATGCAATTCCCGTAAATCCATAATTTAAATAATTATCTAAAACAAAATAGTCAACAAAAAACTTTTCAAATTCTTGTACTTTTGTCCCACCTAAAAAAGCACTAGAACTATTACCTCTATATCCCGATAATAATTTATTATCTAAAATTTTCAAAACTGCCTTTTTTTCTTCTTTTCCTATAGTTTCTTGAGCTGGTAATAAATTTTTTCTTATTGGCTCGCCACCATTTATTGCTAATTTGGCCATTTTCTTCCCCTTAATTATTACATCATTTTTTTAAGCGCATTATCCAAATGTTCCATTACATTAAGTTCATAAAATTTGTGTCCCTGAATTTGGCCCATTTCATTTTCAATATTAATATATTTTCTTTTTTTGTGAACAAGCAAATTTTGCATTTGTTTTTTCATCTTATTATTAAATTGGCAAATCGTTTGTTCAATTATATTTTTGTCACCTAACGTATCTACTACATAATCAGAGTATTTCTCTAACACTCTTGGATAATCCATACAAATTTTACGAAACATATCAAATATTATTTCTTGCTCTTCTGTTAAATCCATTTAATAAATCCTCTTTAACCATTTTTTCTCTTTTAATTATTACATATTTCTTTAAACGCATTATTCATTTGTTCGATTCTATCCTTCGTTACTTTCCAGCGTACATCCGTTTCATATTTAAGTTCGCAATTTTCAATATTAATATATTTTCTTTTATGAATAAGCAAATTATTTATAAAAATTATATTATATTTAATTATGTTCTCATTGTCTGCTGGTAATAAATTTTTTCTTATTGGCTCGCCACCATTTATTGCTAATTTAGCCATTTTTTCTCCGCAAGCATATATAGCCTCTTCGGCGAATTCATTATAACTCATTTTTCAGTCTCACCAAAATAATAATCAAAAAGCTCTTTTGCCTTTTCTTTTTGTCTTTTTAAATCTTCTATTACTAAATTATCCTCTATTAAGGAATCTATGTAAATACCTCCCTCGTGAAAATTATTTTCTAATCTATGAATATTTTTTTTTGTTTGTAAAATAACTTCATCACATTTGTTTTCATAAATTTTAAACTTTAATTTAAGAGCTTTAATTATATTTTCCTTTTCTTCAGATGCTAATTCATCATCCTTTTTTTCTAAAATTTCTTGAATTCTCATTTTTTTCTCCTATTTATTTAATTTTTTCTTAATCATAACAAATTTTATGAAACATATCAAATATTATTTTTTATTCTTCTGTTAAATTCATTTAATAAATCCTCTTTAACCATTTTTTACTTTTTTTAACCTTTTTCATAAATTTTCCTCCTTTTTATCCAATAAAAAACTTTTTATAAATTCTTCTACAGATAAATTTTTTTCAGATAAATTTTTTTCGCTTAACTTAAATAATAATTTTTCAGCAACTTTCGTGAAATAATTTTTCTTTATCTTTTCCATTTCTTTCCCTTCTTTTTTTCCTTTTCATTTTCACAAATAGATAAAAATATCACATCTATAATGTCCATTAAATCTTCATACAGAACCCACTCCCCTTTTTCATCTAAACTCATATCAGAAATATTATTTTTTTTATATTTATATCTGTCTATATTTTTTAAAAAAATAGATATATTAAACATAAAATTTTTAAGACCATTATTTATAATTCTATCATATTCTTGCTCTTCTGTTAAATTCATTTAATTAATCCCCTCCAAAATTTTATGAACTTTTATGGCATTTCTCCCATTCAAAATATCTTCATCAAAACTATATTTTCCATTTAAAAAATTAACTACATTATCAATCATAAGATATAACGATTTCTTAATATCCGTTTTTATAATTTCAGGATTTTTATCTATTATATAAAAATCACCCCAAATTTTATCTTTTTCCTTTTTATAAATTTCTATTGTTTGAAAAAAATCTTTAAATTTTATAATATAATTTTTAGTAAATAATTCAAATTCAAATAATTTATAGTCATTGCCGTTTGTTCCACGAAAAAAAACATCTGTTTGTCCGAATTTAGCATTAAATCTTAATGTTGGATCGTCTAATGATCTATCTATAATTTTAAAATACGGATTGGTATATAATTTTTTAAAATCGCCTAATAACCATAAGCATATATCTAAAGCATGACAACCTTCATGCTTTAACCCTCTGCAATAATGAAAAATGCCAGTTGAAAAAAGATTTAAATCTTTTCTTATAAAATCGACTTTACTTTGTATTTCAGATAAAAATCTTCTGGAATAATTAACTATTAAATTAATGTTGTTTTTTTTATATAATCGAGCTATTGATTTAGACTCTTTTAAATTTGAGCAAAAAGGCTTTTCTGCTACTATTATTTTAGGATTATATTTAATAATATTTTTTAATATTTTATAATGATATTTTGTAGAAACACAAACGGAAATTATATCTAGTTGTTCATTTTTAAAATACTCTATTGTATTTGAATATTGACAACCCCATTTATTTGCAGCTTTACGTGCTTTATCAATATCAACATCAATAATTCCTACTAAATCAATTTTTGGATGTTTATAATACGCATGCGCATGAGTTAAAATATTATCCGATTTCTTATTATCATATCCTTTTTGTTTCAAAGCGCCTATACTTCCAGCACCTATCACAATTGCATTATATTTCAATTAATAATTCCTTTAAATTTTCTAATTGATTATAATTTAAACAAATTTTTATATTATTTATTAGAAGAGTAGGCCCTTTATGATAAGGATCACTATAACATAAATAAATATCCTTTTCTTTTTGCTTAAACAAATCAATTTTTTTCATTTATCTAATCCTATCATTTTTTTTTCTATATAGTCTAATTGTGTAACTAAAGATGTAAATTTTTGAAAATATTCTATATTTTCTGTTTGTCTTTCTTTTTGCAAATATACTAAATCAGAAGCAACACGACGTTGCAATACATTTATTTCTCTTATTTCATGCCATTTGTTTTTCATTTTTCTTTCTTTTCGTTCTAATTCACTAATTTTAATTTTTAATGATTCCATTTCTAAATTTTTTTCTTGTAATTTTATTTTATAAAAATTCTCAACATCAATTGTAGCTCTTTTTACAGCTTTTCGCCTTTCTTTTTTTCCTTTTTTCCTTTCGCTTTTTCTCGTTTTTTTTAAAATATATTTAAGCTCCCCTGTAAATATACTTTTAAATACTGAAATCATATATCATCCTTGCCCTGCTTTTTTTTGTTTAACATTTTTATTTATTTCTAATAATTTTGGATTTTTCTTTAAATAATTAATAATATCATAAGCAGAAAATTTATTATCTTTAAAATATTCAAATATTTTTTTTATTAAAACATAATCATCGTATTCGTCTATACATAAACGCCATTCTGACAAATTACCATTATAATAATAATCAAATATTTTTAAATCTTGTTCTCGAATTAAAATATTCCAGCCTGAATGATTTTTATGTTTTTCATTAGTAATTTTTTTATAATAATATCTTAATGTTTTAGCGTCATAAATTTGCAAATCAAAACCACGAGGCCAGGTCCTGTTTACGACATTTGCAACATATGTAATTTCCATATTGTTTTTTTGATAATAATTATAAATTTTAATCATTTTATCAATTTCTCTGTGATCTATAAGCGGACAATCGGCGGTTATATCGACAATAGTCTCAATATTATATTTATCACATGCTTTTATGATATTATCTAAAACATATTCACTTTCTCCATAAAAAATTTTACAATTATATTGTTTCGCGTATTCGCCTAATGTTTTATCAATAGAATGATCTGTTGTCACAATTAAAAATTCATTTATTTTTTTTGATCTTTGAATGCGTTCTAATAAATGACATAAAAAAGGTTTTTTTAATGCGGGATATAAAACTTTGCCAGACAACCTAGTACTTCCTAACCTTGCTTGTATAATTGCAGTTATTTTTTTCACACCATAATTCCTTAAAATGGAATATCATTATCTAATTCATTAAATGATTTTGGCTGTGTAATACTTTGCTGTTGATCTTGTTGATTATTTTTTTTATTAAAATTACTCCAAATTATATTATAATCAGGGGCGTTTTCGCTTGTTTTATTTTCATTTTTAAATATAGCAATTTGCAATTCAAAATTTGGATATTGTATTTTTCCTGTAAAATATCTCTTCCCATCTTTTTCTTTTAACCATAACGCACCAATATTCATTTTATTTCTCCTTTAATTTTATTAGAAAAAAAAGACATTAAAAAATAATCAGAATGATATAAAATATCTTTATAATCTTTTTTATTAGACATGTGCCATATATGCATTTCTCGATTTAATGCTTCTTTTTCTTTTTTATTCCATTTTTCTACCCACTCCAATTCAAAATCATTACATCCATGATTAGAAAAATGATCTGAAGCTATTTCTAACAAGAAACTAACTAATCTTTTTTCTTTTTTATTCATCTTATCCTCCCTTTTAACCATCAAAATAATTTAAATAAAAATTTTAACAAAATAATTGTAATTACAGCAAAAGCTATCATTCCTATATAATTTTTATATGCTACCAATATTCATTTTATTTCTCCTTATTATTCATAAACTTAATTGCGGAAAAACCCAATCAATTTCTTTCCAAGAACCGGATTTTTTTTGACCGTACAAAACACACGAAATGCTTTTTGCTTTCTTTCTTATATTATTAAATTTATAATTTTTTTTCCAATCAGTTAAAACTAACTGAAAATAATCAAATGCTTCTGATTCATCACGCCAAAATTTTGACATTAAAACATAATTAAATCTAATATCAGAAAATAAAATCATATATTGTATATATTTTATTTTAATTTTATCTCTCCTTAAATTATTTTTTTTCTTCATATATAATAAAATATTCCTTTAAAATTTTAATAATTTTATTTTTTTCTATTTTATCAAAAGAACAAATATGTTTCAATTTATCTCTTTCATTTTTTTTTGTTCCATCATATAATCCTATATTAATTTTTTTATTAACTTTATTATAAAAAATATTTATTTGTTTTTTTGTCTTTTTGTTATTAAAATGAATACTTTCATAATATTTTGTATTTGGCCCTCGTTTTATAATTACATACGGAAATATAGAAAATTTAAAATTTAAAAAAGTTTTCATATTTTTCTTATAATAAATTTATTTCGCAGATAATCCTAATACAAAAATTATTAAGAACCCAAGAATACATCATATTATTCTCCTTTCAGCCATTGAAATAATTTAAATAAAAATTTTAACAAAAAAATTGTAATTACAACAAAAGCTATCATTCCTATATAATTTTTATATGCTACCAAAAATATCCATATTATGCAAATAACACAAATAGAAATTATTAATAATAAAACACCACCGGCAAAAACTAAAAGCTCTTTCCAAATATCACCTTTACTCATTTTTGCTCCTATTTTCATAGAGAATACAAATAAAAAGCAATAATATTATAACCCAAATGCATATTAAAATTAAATCTTTATTCATTTTAAACTTTTTAAATTAATTAATAATTGAATTAAATCTTCTCTTTCCTGCTTTTTCCTTTTTAAATTTTGTTTAATTAACCAAGTTTTTTTATCTCTTAATTGTATCTGTATGATTTGATAATTAATTTCGTCTATTCTATTTTCTAAATTTTCAATCGTTTTTTGCTTGTTTGTTTTTATTTTCATTGGAATCCCTTTTTAAAATTTTTTTACATTTACTACATTTTATTTTGTTTGGAACAAAACCTTCATATCTAATATGATAGCCACATTCACATATTTTATCAAATATTTTAATCCCCATTTTTTTTCCCTTTATTTATTTAAAATTTTTAATATATTTTGTCAAATATTTTTTTAAATTTATCTTTAGAAAGGGGACAACAAAATCAAGGTAGGTTTGTCCCCCCTCTAAATTGCATTTTTTTAAAAAGGGTGATTTATAATAAAAATTTTATTTTTTTTGTCAAGACATTTTTTTTAAATTTATTTTTTGTGCATGTTCAATATAAAAAATAAATTTATTACGAACAGCTCCTATAACATTAAAACTTCCATTTAAAAACCAGCCATAACTTTTAGAGAAGTTACCCATCCTATGGCAAAACCTCCTGAATACATTAAAACTCTGTTCATATTATTCTCCATTTTTTTAATTTATGTCTTATTCTTTTTACATAATTCTAAAAACTCTTTTTCATTTAAAACATAATCTCGGCATAAAATATAATTATTATGACTAACATGACAATCATGACAAATATCAATTAGATTAAAATCAGCATCTAATAATTTTTTATATTTTTCCCTATTAACTTTTGTGTCAGCGAATTTATGATGTTTTTGTGTTGCTTTCTTTCCACATATAACGCAAGTCGGTCTCAATTTATTTTTTTTACTAATATTTTCGATTAAAGTATCTTTATCAATTCCTAATAATTCAGCACAATATTCAAAAAATTTATCAAATAATCCACAGGCATCATAATGATCTAATTTATCAAAAGAAATTGATTTTGTTTTTATATTTAATTCCTTTTTACCGGTTTTTTGATTTTCATAATAATAATAACAATCTATAAATTTACATGCTAATTTTGTCTGCTCTTTTATTTTTTCAATTGTATTAAAATTATTATCGTCTGCTAATTGCTCAGATATTTCTTTAAAAATTGCGAATAACAGTCTATGTTGTTCGAGACTCCGTGGTTTTATTTTTAAATTTATACTTGCTGCGGTTAATTGTCCATAAATGCATTTATTATATATCTCTTTTTCAGAAGAAATAAAACAATCTTGTCCAACCATATCAGATGTAATTTTTATTTTTATTATTTTAAAATTATTTTTCATTTAAAATTTCTACAACTTTTTATTCACCCACAAAAACAATAATTAAGCTCTTCCCAACAATCACCAAATTCTTTTTTGCCGTATAAAACACATAGAATATTTGGAATATTTTTTCTTCTTATAGTATTAAACTTTTCATCTTGCCATCTATTTTTAACTAAAGAAAAATATTTTTCAGCATTTCTTTTTGTAAGCCAAAATTTTGACCTTATAATTTTGCTATTTTTTGTATTATAAAATAAAATCATATATTGTTTATATTTTATCATTTTTTCTGTCATATCGCCTCTGTTATGATCTTCTCTCTGCGCATTAAAGACTCTAGCCCCGAAGGGCTAATTTAGACTATTTTAATAAGCATTCCCTATTAAATAATCAAAATCATTATCTCTTAAAGTATTTTTTTCCTTTTCTGTTAATTTTTCGTTAGCAATTGCTTTATATTTCATTTCCTCAATTTCATTTTTTTTAATTTCATTCTCTTTTATTATTTCTTTTTTACTAAAAATAAAATATTGTTTGTTTCTTCTGTAGTCATAATCATCAAGAGTTGAAATTTCGTCATTCCCGTCTTTTTCAGAAACAAAAACTTTATGATAATTATTTAAACAAGAACACAATTCATCCCATATAGCTTCTTCTATATCGTTTTCACACACCTTAATTTTTTCTTTTACAATTCTTTCAGCTTCTTTTTTAGCATAACTTTTATATTCTTTTTTATTGTTTTCTTTAATTTCGTTAATTTCTTTCCATTCTGAATCATTAAAAGAAAGAATTAAATCTTTATCACTGTTTATTTTAAGATTTAAAAAATCACATATTTCTTTTTTTGCTAATCCTTTTGCTAATAAACAATTCTTTTTATTAACTATCCTAAAATATAATTGATGATTATTGAAAAAACATTTTACATTATCAGATATACAATAGTTTGTTACAATTCTTTCATCAATTTCAAAATTTATAAATATTTCTTTTCCACTTATAGTAGTCATTCTTTTTTTTAATTCTTTAGTCATAATCCCCTTCCCCGGCCGAAGCCTTTTATAATTTCTATATACAATATACTAAATTATTATAATTTTGTCAATTATTTTTTTTTTTTTTATAAATAATTTTATAAAAATGTTTTATAATTTTTATTTTAAATTACGTTTCATCTAAAACTTCTACAATTTGTCTATTAGTTGCAACTAATTTATCCTTGGAAAATATTATCTCTCCCCAGACTTTTACTTTTGTTAATACGCAATTTTCTGATGACTTATATGTTTTAGCATCTTCTATACATAAGGAGGCATGCAACCCGTATTCACATAATTTTATTACAGGTTCATATAATTTTTGTTTTAATTTTATTTTTTCACCATTTCGCAGGATAAAAAAATTGTCTTTTTTTTGGATGTAGTGATATGCTTTAATTGCATCTTTTTGTAATATTTCAATTTTATAGCCATCGCCAAAGCCAGAGCCATAGCCATCGCCATAGTCAATATCATTAAAATTTCTACTCTTATATAAAAATTTTATTTTCATTGTGTTTCACTCCATTGTTTTGTTGCTTCTGGGGTGCATTTTATTATTGCGGTAATATCATATAAAACAATTTGGGGAACAGGTGGCGTAAGTCGAGACCCTTTCTGTGGCCCTATATTAGCCAATCCTAAAACTCCTTGTGTTTTTATAGTCCAATAAAGACACATTTTTGCATTTTTCAAAATGCATTTTTTTGGAGATTCATCTTTAACTAATTCTCCCCAAAAAACGCCTTTTTTGTCTGTTGTTACAACTACATAATTTTTCATATTTTTACCTCTTTTTTTAATTTTTTATTATTTCTAAACATTTTTTTTCATTTCCTATAAAATTATATTTTTTACTTGTTCCTATTCCATAGCTACGCTTACAAATAGTTATAGGATTAATCCCTTCTTGAATAAAAGCTTTTATAAAATCTTTTCTTAACCATTTCAATTCATTTTTTAAAGAATTGCATAATGCTAGCCACCCCCCTATGGCATCTAAACCAGCTTGTATTCGATTGTCATCCGTAATAAAATCTCTATAAGAATCTACTTTATTTATTAATTCATTAAATTTTTGATGTGCTAGCTGCTCTAACAAATTTTTATCCGGTTTCTTTATCTCTTCTAATGTCGCCACTGACGGCAGTTTTTCATATTCTGTTTTTACGTTTTGCAATATTTTACCGACAAATTTTTGCATTTCAGTTTCTTGTATATTTTTTTCTAACCATTTTTCTACTGGTTTAACCTGAACGTCTTTAATATCTGTTCTATATATCTGACATAAATATATCATCGCTTGTTTTGCTGTCATATTTCAAAGCTCCTTTTCTAAAATATTTATCGCTTTTTTCAAAATTTCTGCCCTTTGATCGCAATGTTCATTCATCAATTATATTCTTAATGGATATTCATTATTAGGTGTTCCATCTATATTTATAATATATTGTTGTGTTATATTAGAAAATTTCATTTTATTCTCCATTTAAATACTCCTGTATCTCTTCTTGACTATTTCCATTAAATTTATTATTTCTCTTCCCTTCATTTCCCATTTGTATAAATAATCTGTCAAAATATTTTCGTAGACTACCGCCGGATAAAATATTTGATTTCCAAAAATTATGTGCGGTAGACCAGGTAATTACTTTTTTTATTTGATCTATTTCAATTTTATCAATACGATTAAGTTTTTCGATATCGTCATACCAATTTTGTAATTTAGGAGAATTTGAGTTCCATTTAGGTGGATTAGAGTTTGTTTTTATTTGTTCAAAGAGATATTCGGTTAGTTCTTTGATTTCAGGGTTTATTTTTTCAGGGATATTTGAAGTAATAATTGCCGTATTATCTGAAGTAGTAGTTGTAATAGAAGGTTTTGACCTTTCGTCAATTCTCGTTTTCACCTTTGGTAAATTCTCGTTTTCACCTTTGGGTAATTCTGGTTTTGACCTTTCGTCAATTCTCGTTTTCACCTCTGATATAAAATTGTCATAATTAAGCTTTATATGGGGAACAGTGTTGCCAATATAAAAGTTTGATTTTTTAATTATAACAGTAACTAGACCTTTTGATTTTAAAATATTTATTGCCCTGTCGTATTGTTTTTCGGATATCCTTATTTCTTCCCACCAATCACTACGTTTTTTTACTAAATATTCACCACATCTTTTTATATTTGTTACTTTTGACGGCAAATTCCAATATATTATTTGTGATAAGAGTAATCCTGATACAAGATCTCCAGTTATATCTATATAAATTTTATTTAATCTTATACTTTCCCTTTGTGATTCTTCAAAACGTATAAATTCATTATAATCCATTTTCATGTCCTCCTGACTTATTTTTCGTATGAAATAAAGAAGTATATCTTCCATTCAACCCTCATAAAAATAAAAAACCCCAACTCAATACTCACCTTTCGGCGTCTCACCAGTATTAAATTGGGGCTAGCTTCCCAAAAAGCATATCATTGGTGAGAGAAAGAAATGCTTTCTATTTTTTTAATTTAAAAAAACTATTATCCATATATTTGTCAAGCAATTTTTCATCTTCTTTTAACAGAAATTCTCTTAATTCTCTGTTCATTTCTTTTAAAGCTTCATCTGAAATAGTTTCTAATTCTTTTTCTGACATAGCTTTCCCCTTTTTTTTATTTTGGATTTGATATTTTTAAACAAATAAAAACAATTACCCACAGTAAAAATATTATAAAAATTTCCATATTATTTTCACCTCTTTTAAATTTATTCTCCTTTATATTAAATAATTATATCATCTTAATATTTTCCCCTTTTAAAATTTTATTATTAAAATCTGTATAATTTAAATGCTTCTTCATCGCAAAAAACTAATGTCCTTATTAAATTTTGAGAAATACATTTTCTTCCTTTTTTAGCAATCTCTTCAATTGTTTTGTCATAATCATCATAATAGATAGCCCAATCATAAAAATCTCCACGTATTGCGATCCATCTTATAATCTCTGTATCTGCTATCAAATTTGGATATTTTTTATGTTCAATTTCTCCCAAAGCAAAAATATTATTATTTTGCATATCCATCAATTTTTGTTTTGTTAACATATTAATTCTCCCCCTTAAACCCAATTCGATTTAATTTTTCTTCTGTTATCATTCCATTTATTTGTACGTCATTCATTATTGCATTTCTTATTTTTTCTAATGACGGTTCACTTAAATTAGCTGTTAAACTAACTACAGGATAACTATTTTTACTATCTGGCTTTTGTGAAACAACTTTCTTAACTTCTAAATCAAATGGAATATTTACCACAGTGCCAGCTCTGGCATATACAGAATCATAACTACCCTCGATCTGAGGTATAGTTGATTCAACCCCTTTTGTTTCAAAACACCATAATCCCCAAATTTTTATTTCCAGGATTAAAAAATATAGTCTTAAAATTTTTTCCCATTCATTTCCAATAATTTTTACATATTTTTCTTCTAAATCAATAAAAGGTTTTTCTTGTAAAGCATATTTATCTAATTCTTTATGATATGCAAAAACATTTTCGCCATCTGAATATGCGTATAGTTTTTTCCCTTGCCTTAATTCATATCTTACATCAATACTATTATCATCATCAAGAAAAAGTATTTTAATATTGTTAGGCTTTTCACCAAAAATTCTATAAAATTCATTTTTATGTTTTCCTGTTGCTCTAAAATAATCTAAAGAAATTGGATATCCATTTTCATTTCTTTCACCAACTTTTATTTTGCCTATTACTGGCATTTTTGTTGTGTTATTTTTTATTCTCATTTTTAAAATTCCTCTTTTTCTTTTTCCCCTTTTATTATTTCAATTATTCTTTGTAAAGGATCAAATTCAATCACAAGATCATCAATTTTTTCTGGATCAAAATATTCGGCGGAATTTAATTCATACATTTTTTCTGGTTTTGAAGGCTCATCTACATAATAAATTTCTACATATTTATCCCATTTTTTAAATATTTTTTTATTATCTGTCTGATCTTTAAACCTGTATTTAACATTAGGAAGTCTGTAATTATCACATCCATAATTAAATAATTTTGTTATTTTTAAATCTGGATATTCTTCATTCCAACATTTCGCATACTGATATAATTGCATCGCATTGGTTTCCCAAAATCCTTTTTGCCCCGATTTTAAATCTATAAGCGCAATATATTCACCATTTCTTTTTATATCGCATTTTTCTATTATTTGTTCTTTAGTTAATTTTCTAATGGAACTTTCGGAAGAGCTCGTATAGGCTTTGGTGCTTATAGGCCGCCATATGGGATATTTTTTCATCGCTATTTCTACAAGTTCATCTTTTGTATATTTTAGTGGAACAATTATCTTGGCGATCAAATCTATAGTCCCAGCGCATTTATCAGAAAAAACAGGATATTCTATTGCTATAGGGATTACCTTAAAATCTTTAATCCATTTTGTAAACGCCAGTAAATCTAATAATAATCGACGTTTTTCATTTTTAATCCATTTCTTTAAATCTTCTAAATTTTCATCTTCTTCCTGGCAATATCTTTCTATTTCTGTATTTATATATAATTCATCTACTAAAATTTTTTCTCCTCGCAAAATACGTCCGCATAAAATATGGAATATAGTCCCGTATATAGCAGAATTATGTGAATTAAATTCTATCTGCTCTTTTGTTAAATTTTTATACCATTCCTGAAGTCCGTATCCTAATGGAACAACTTTATTATATATTGCAGAAAAAGAAGGTGCCGTTAATACATTATATTCTATCTCGCCATTTTCTAATCTATTTTCATAGCATCTGGCATAAAAACGTTGGCCATTATAATTTATCCTATAATTATAGTATTCTGGCTCAATTAACCAATTTTCATTTATAAAATCCGGTAATATTTTTTCTACGGTTTTTATTTCTATATTATTCATGCTAGCCTCTATATTTTTTTTGTATTTTTAATTAAATTAAATTCTAATATTTCTTTAAAATAATCAACAATTTCATCTATTGTTATAATATTATTATTTATCATAATATTTATTTTTTCTAAAAATAAATTATCATTAATTATTTTATTTATTTCCTCATAAATTCCATCTTTATCTTTTTCTATTTCTGTTTCAGAAAAAAACTTAATATATCTTTTTCCATTTGTATATATTTTAATTTTTTTCATATTTTTTTTAAAATTTAACTATTTTTAATAATTCTTTTAATGCTTTTATTCCCATTTCTGAACAAAGCCATTTTTTATCACCTTCCAGACATAACAATTTTTGATTAATATATCTTTTTAAACTGTTTTCCGTATCATTTATTAAAAATAAAAATAATTCAAGCATAACTTCCTGATACATTATTTCCATTTTTACATTTTTAGCTTTTTTATAATTTTCATATTGAAAATAAAAACTTTTTAAATATACAAAAATATCTTCTACATTATCAATATTCATTGCCATGTTTAACATATATAGCCCCCTTTTTTAAAAAATATTTTTTTATTCTCTTTAAATAAATAAAATTTTTTTAATTTTGTCAAGGAATTTTTTTGATTTTATAAAAAATATTTGACATATATATAAAATAATATTACCTTAGACATAAAAAATAGGAGAAAACAAATGACAAAAAAAATTCAGGGTCAAATTCATCCAACTATTTCAGAAAAAACATATGAAAAAATTAAAAAAATTGCTAATGATAGAAAATGGAAAAAATCTTTTACAGCTACACAAATTTTAGAAGATTATATTGATTTAGCAATAGAAAAATATTTAAATAAATAAAAATAATGCAAAAAATTTATATAGGAATAGATAACGGAGTTACTGGTTCAATTGGAATAATTTATAATAAAACAGAAAAATACAAATTAATTAAAATTCCTATTAAAACAGAACAATCTTATACAAAAACTAAACAACAAATAACAAGAATATGTTTTGATAATTTTTTTAATTTACTCAATGCTTTAAAACATCAAGGAAATTGTAAAATTGCATTAGAAAGGCCGATGATAAATCATACACGATTTAAAGCTACTATTAGTGCCTCACGATGTTTAGAATCGCAGCTTATTGCCATCGAACAATTATTATTATCTTATATATATATAGATTCAAAAACATGGCAAAAAATATATTTTCCTAAAGGAATTAAAGGATCAGTAAATTTAAAAAAAATATCTCGTGATATTGGAATTAGAATTTTTCCAGAAATGAAAGACGAAATAATACAACAAAAAGACGCAGATGGATTATTTATTGCTAAATATTTAAGAGAATACAAAAAATAAAAATTATAAAACATTTTTATAAAATTATTTATAAAAAAAAAAAAAATAATTGACAAAATTATAATAATTTAGTATATTGTATATAGAAATTATAAAAGGCTTCGGCCAGGGAGGAAATTATGACTAAATTAACAAAAGAACAATCAGCAGATACAGTTACCAAAAAAATGATTAGAACGGTGATGGATTATCCTTACGGGACAAGATACGGGCATCATAAAACAATTAAAGAATCAATCAGAGAAGCGATCTTTGAATTAGATAATGATAAGAATTTTCAAGAAATGTGTTATTATGATAGAACTACTTCAGAAAAGTATTTATACAAAAATACTCGAAAGATTGAAGAAAACTTGCGAAAAAAAGGTTTGCGAATTTGGGGAGATAGATAATTTAAATCAAAACTAGCCCTTCGGGGCTAGAATCTTTAATGCAACCGAGGCCGGTCTCAAGTCCGGGTAAATGCAGAGAGAAGATCATAATTTCTAAGCGCCCCTACCCGCCCAGGGGCGCTCCCTAAAAAGGAGGATTATTATGAATGAAATTAAAATTAAATCTTTTAAAATAGATAATACAACTTATAAATTAAGTTATATTAAAAATAAAGAAACTATAAAAGCGATTGAAAAAATAGAATATTTAATTAAAGCTTATAATAAACTTAAAAAAAGTATCGACAATATAGTTAATACAATAAACAAGGAATTTAATTATGAATGAAAAAATAAACTATATTATTGATATAAAAAATAATATGAGTGAAAAAATAAACTATATTATTGATATAAAAAATAAAAGATTATATTTAAGTACAAAAAAAGAAATTAAAAATTTAAAACAAAAAATTGAAAAAATTCAATGTTTAAAAAATTTTTATAAAAAATTAAATAAAATTAAAGGAATTAAAAATGAATAATTTATTTAAAATAATATTTATATTTATAACTTTTTTATTAATAATAAAATGCGAATATATAGATATTTCCGAAAAAGATATAAAAAATGCAATTAATATTAATATTCCACTTAAAAAATGGGAAAATGGAATAGTATATTATAAATTATATTGGTTTTCTGAAGATGAAAAAAAACTTATTCGAAAATGTATGGATATTATAGAATATAGAACAGATTGTATTTTTTTTATAGAAAATAAAGCAGAAAATAAAAATAAATATATAGTAAAAATAGTTAAAGAAAATAAAAATTATTCAATAATAGGTTGTTCAGAAATTTCTTATATAACATTAAAAACAGTTAATAAAAAACATATTAATCATGAACTAATGCATTGCTTGGGATTTCGCCATGAGCATCAGCGTCCAGATAGAGATCAATATATTAAAATTAATTTTGAAAATATTAAAAATAATAAAATAAATAATTTTACAATTATTTATGATAAAAATGAATATATATATGATCCTCTTAAATACAAATATGACTATAAATCTATTTTACATTATAGAAGTTATTCATTTTCTAAAAATAATAAAAAAACGATAGAAATGCCAGAACAAATATATTCCGATGAATTATCGGAAATTGATATTTTAAAAATAAAAAATCTTTATAAAAATAATTAATTTAATTAGATTTTTGTTAATTTTTTAATTCTTGTATTTTTTTTGTTGTTGTATTTATAATAAAATTTTCAATTATATTTTCCATTTTAGTTACTTTGCCTTTCATTTCCAATTTATATTCATTATCCTTTTTTTCTTTATCATAAATATATTCTCGAAAATCTTTTTGCAAATTCTCGAATTTAATTCCTAAATCCTTTTGAAAATGTTCAAATTTATCAAATAATTTATCAATATTTTTTCCTTGTCTATTTATTGCATTTGTAACAATGTCTTTAATTGAAATAAAATCATCTTTTGTTTTATTTTGCCACGCATTTAATGCATAATCAATATATTGTTGTCTAATCTCACATTCTTCTTTAGTCATTTTTCTATTTAATATATTAACTAAATCTTTTTTTGTATCTTCATCTTCTTTTACATGTTTGGTAAAATTTTTTAAATTTCCTCTATAAATATAAATTAATAATCCAACTAAAGAAGTAATAAAAAATCCAAAAATACCCATGATGATATTAGTTAATAAAACATTGTTCATTTAAAATTCACCTTTTTTTTATTTTTATTTCTTGGCCAGTTATCTTTTATCAATTGAGATAGCTTGACCCGCCTCGGCATTCATACGTTGAGAAATTAACATCCACCTTTCTTTGCTAAATTTAAATATAGTATCATGACATGGAATTTCGATTCTTTCTTCATTCTCACGGATGAAATATCGTGCTACCTTATTTTCATTGACCACGCCATCGCCTTTAATTTTACGAATAGTTTTCCAAAAAAAACTGCCTTTTTGTTTATATTTTACTTTATATGTTATCATCATCTAATCCTTTGTATATATCTAACTGATAAATATTTTGGTTTATTATCCGATGATCCACTTGTCATAGAAGCATTACCATTAACACCACCTGTAACTAGTCCTATCACTCCAGAAAAATTACCTGAACCATGCGTGTGTGTTTTTGAATCTGTATTTTGAGCTGCTGCGGAACCGGAACTACTATTATATAATGTATTAAGGCTTAAGCCACCTGTATTTTGTGTACAAACATTATGAAAGTGGCTACCGCTTGCAGTAATATTCAAAGTTGCACCTGTACCCATCCCATGATAATGAGCCGGAATATTATGTGTCTGTGTATCAGTTCCACCAATTCCACCTGCACTACCTGCAATATCACCCATTAAAAACCTGTCATCTGTTAAATTAGGCAAATAACGCCCTGCGCCATTATAAATAGGACTTGCAGAATCATTAACATTAGCGCCAGTGCATTCTTTCCAGTTGTTGGGAAGTTCTACATCAGTAACTGCGGTATAGCCACCATTTACCCCGTCTGTGAAATAACCAGGTAACCACGCTATTATCGACCCTACAGGAACTGAAGATAACCCATTTATTGCCGTATACAGTTGATCGTGTGTATCATTTGCCTGACCCAAAACCGGAAGACCTAAGCCTGATAAAACATTCATTATTTCTTCTTGAACAGCAGTCAGCCACTCTGGCGTCACGACAGTATAAGGAGGATCAGAACGAAAAAAAGATCGCCCGTTTTCCCAGTCTACATTAGCGCCTTCAATTCTATGCACCTTCCACCTCCTTTAGTCTCCCAATTCAGAAATCATTTGAAAAATATCTTTTCCTAAATTTTCTACATCATCTTTTAAAATTTCACCTGAACTAGATAAAATTCCATCATTAATTAAAGCCTGTATTATTATTTCATTATATTTTTTTAAAATAACTTTCTGTAAATAATTTTTTTCTTCAATTTCTCTTTCTCTTTCTTTATCTATTACCCATTCTCCATTTCTGAAAACATATTTACCTCCTATGCCGTTTGGAGGCTCTAATAATGTATAATCCTCATAATCATCAGGACTTTCGCCTATTTCCGTAATTATTTTACGATATTTATCATTTATATGATAAATTTGTGTTCCTCTAAAATCTTTGTCAATATTCCATGTTTTTTCAGAAACAGAAAAAATATATACTTCATTTTCTCCTAGATTATCTAAATCAGGTTTAATTTCTGTAGAATTAGGAGGAAACATATAAATTTCTCTATTTTGTTTTTTTGATTCTAAGACATCTTTTTGTGCTTGTCCTTGTCCTGTATATTCAAATGTTTTGTTATTATAAAAATAAATTATCATTATTCCTCCTAATATTTTATTATATAATTTATACCTGCATTGGCTGGATTTGTTTCTACTCCCGTTCTAGGAGTTCCATTTATTCCATCTGATAACGGGGTTGTATGATTTATCGCTGCAAATGCCCCAGCACCAATTGAATATGATCCAGCTGCCGACCCAGTAACAGCTATATTTTGTAAAAAATGAACATGACTTTGAAAGTTATCATTTTGATAACTTCCTAAAGTACCTGAAAAAGCTGTTCCGTTTGCATCTTGTAATGAACCATGTGACCCAACACCACGCAAAAATATACCTTGAAGATCAGGAATATTAAACGTAGTAGACCCATCACCTACCCCCCAGACTGTACCAATAACTGCATATAAAGAAGCATAAGTTGATCTTGAAATAGCAGAACCATCACAAATTAAAAAACCATTTGGGTTAGTCCCTGCGCCATAAGGCAAAATAGAACCAATCGGAAGAGATGTGATAAGACGCAAAGCCGTTAATAATTGATCTTGTGTATCGTCGCTTTGATCTAAAATTGACAATCCAGAACTTTCAATGACATTCATTATCTCTTCTTGCAATGAATTTAACCATTCTGGCGTTACTACCGTTAAAGGCGGCGAAGTGCTAAAATAATTTTTATCATTTATTACGTTAACATTTTCGCCTTCTATTCTATGCATAAGCCCTCCTTATGCGCCACTTACTGACCATTCAGGACTAAAATACCACTTGCCAATTGCGCTATTTCCAGCATCTGAATGAGCTACATACCCCAGAACCCTATTGCTTAAAGTAGTTTCACCTACTGATATTGAGCCAGGGACTCCTGAATCCAAATAAACAGGCTGCCCTATTTTACGACTAAATACTGTACTAAAAGAGCTGTCATAAACAATTCCTTCTAATAATACTTCACCAGTGCTATATCCTGCTGCATAGCTATCCATCGCGAGAGCCAATCGCCCTCTGTTTTTAGCAGAAGCCGCCAAATCTGCCGGATACCAATATCCTGTACTGTTGTCCTGATATATTACATTCATCCAACTAACAGCAGAACCAAAATACTGGCTATACATTTTAGCCCCTTTTGCTGTTTTGTCTGTAGTAATATATTTAGCATCTGGTTTTGCCCAAAAATCACCTGGATTTGCAAATTCAGGTTCCATTATTGTAAAAACAAAATCACGTAAATCCTGTTCTGAAATTTGTCCTGTTACGTTGTCAGCGAATAATGATAATATTGCCGCTCTCGTTCGTTGTGTGTCTGCCATTTTATCCTCCTCTATTTAAACATTCTTAATATTTTTTTATATTTAACTTGGTTTCCAAAAACCTGTACTAAACCCATCATAATTAAAACCACCGCCCCGATAAGAATCAAATCCTAAATTAAAGCCACTGTGAAACCCGCCTGTTAGCATAACTCCATCGTAATCACTATTATTTGCAAAACCATTTGAAAATCCGCTACCAAATCCCAAAGGCCACCAACTGCCATCATAATACGGAGTCATGTCAAACCCGTGACTAAATCCCCTTGAAAAAGCAATCTCTGTAAATCTGAATAAAACAATAGTATGAGCTGGTTTCCATTTTGTAATATCTATAATTAATTGCGAAATATTTGCTTTTGTAAAATATTGCTGCATTTTTGCCGTAACATCAATATTGACAAACCAATAAAAACATGAATAATCATTTGTCGCAACTGAAGAACCAGCCGTCATTAAACCTGCAAGAGATTTTTGGATACCCTCAATTTCTATAGTATACCCCAATGCCGAGGCTATATCTTCAAAATATTCCGCGTTTTGCTGTCCTGTCGCGACAAGCTTTGCGTGTATTCTTTCTCGTCTTTCTGAATCTATAGAAGAAATATCCTTACCTTCATCAGGAAGCGCGAAATCAGCTTCCCATTCCTCAAAAGTTTCCTGTATTTGTGTTGGATATGCTTCATTTATTAAATCTTCTGCTCGTCCCTCAATGCGACTAAGTTCATCGCCGCAACCCTGCATAAATTCATATAAAACAGAATCTTTTGATCGTGTCCAAAATCTACCTCTGGGCAAAAGAGACATTAAAAGTCTAGCATATTCTTTATAACTTCTTGGCATTTCTATCCCTCATAATCCGAAAAGGTTATTGTTCCCAACACATGTATTTGCTGTGAAGAAGCCGTTATATCTTCAGTCGGATAAGTTATTTCATGATATTCTTCACCAGCAGCCGCACTTATTGCAGCCCTTGCCCTTGATAATCTAATAGTTTGTTCAGGGCCACCGTCGACATTTATTAAATCTTCTAATTGACTTGTTACGGCAGTTTGCACATCGCCAGTGTTAGGAGAAATCTGAATATTAAAATTAACTGCTAAAGGCGAAAGGCTGATCATGTAAATATTTTCTACCGCCGTAACTGGCGCACCAACGATTTTACCCGTAACTTCTTCAGTGTGACTTACTATATAATCATATACGGTTTCTTTTTCTGAATCATCTGGAAAAATAGAATCATCGTTATCTCTTACAAAAGCGCAACCGATTGTACCAACACCCTGATACATAGGAATTGACCAGGCTCTTGTGACACCTGAAACTTCTAACATCCAATTAACATAATCCTCCTGAATTCCCCCATGCGGAGGCTTTCTTTTCCTTGTTAATATTCTATTTCTAAAATCATCTTCTTCTTCCTCATCAGCGCCGCCACTTAGGCCAGTAGCGCCTACTGTAACAGTAGTATTTACACCAGATATAGGACTTACAAAAGATAAACTAATTCCCGCGTCATCATTTCCATTTTCGCCAGCTACTTTCGCGGTTATGTCAATAGTCGCAAGACCCCCCGCGTCCAAAATAGCGGCTGTATCTGTTAAATAAACTTGTCCCGTGGCGCTTTGAAGTTCTGAATAAATAGGAATAGAGGTCCCAGCTGTTCCCGTTGCGGTCACTTCTCCTGTTGCTTTTTCCGCTTCATTCAAAGACAACCCATATTCATTCGCGTGTTTTTTTAAACTTTCTAAATCAGCGTCTAATATAAATAATTGATCTTTGTTATATTCTATATTGCCATACAGCGAATGAATAGCGCCTCCAAACGCAGTCGCGAAAACTGAAAGAATCGATCGTCTTAACAGTGTACTCGCGCCAGTTATTCTTGATACTATATCATTTTTTATTCTTGTTATTATTTCTGTCAACGTGGGTCGTTCAAACATTTATGCCTCCTCAATTTGTGCTTGCCATAAATCATCAAATTTTAATGCTATAACTTGTTCATCAGATTGATATATCGTAATTTTTGCCGCTAATGTCGCTGTTCCATCTTGTCTTTTTTGACTTTCCGTTTCAACTTCTATATCCTGTACAACTTCATCTTCTAGCATCCAATCTAAACATTCTTCCATATAAATTCTTGCTAAAGATAAATTATTTTCTGTTGCTTTTGCCCGTTCCAAAAGCCATAATTTACTTCCTATTTTGTCATTTTCATATTCCGATATTTGATCGCCCCACCAACCTCTTTTATCCATATTATTAGGATCAGGCAATATATCGTCATTATCAGCTCTTCTATCTGAATAAAGCGACATCATTACAGCAGTTTGCAATCCTTCTTCACGAGTTAAATCACCTCCCGCAAAAAAAATGTCACCTTCGTTTAAATCCTCATCCCATATTATTTTAACATCATTTGCCATTAACTAATTTTAATCTCCGTTGAGCTATAATCTTCTTGCGTCGGTTTCGTCATCGAAGTAGTAGGGGGTTGTGTATTCCCGCCTGTTTCTGGATGAACATGTGCATTAAAAATATCTATTAAAGTATCGATTTCAGTTTTTATTTTAGAAGATAAAGGAGCAAATTCTAATGTGCCACCGCCCGTGATTTCAATTAAACCTTCTTTAATATATATTTTTGTATTCCCATCTAAATGATAAAGCATAACTTCACCTTCTATTAAATCTTTAGGTCTATACTCACGATCTTGCACGCACAATGCTATTCCATGCTCCCGATTTCCGTTTAAAAATATAATCACGGCTTCCGCGCTACCTTTTTTCGGATATGTTTCAAGTCCATATTCCTGAAATCTTTCTATATCAGTAATTGTTTCATCTTTTAATGCCTGTACTTGTATTTTTTGTGTCTTTCCGGAATTATTCACGGCAGTAAGCAAAGCACGGCCAAGCAAAAGAAATATTTTACGTTTTATTTTATCAGTTAATCTTGTAAAATCATCTATACTTATCATTTTATTCCCTATCAAATACAGATTTTATTCTAATTTCATCTTCACTATTATTAAAAGTATTTCTATCTACAATTACTAAATGAGTAATTTCTCCTCCATCTTGGTCAAATAAATAATTTACACTCATTATTAATTTTGTTTCATTTATTCCTAATATTTCATCTTCTACATTTACAAGTTTATTAATATCCCAGACATTGCCGTCACTTTGTACCCAGCCAGGAACTTGATATATAATTTTACGGCTTAACCCGGCTCTTATTCGTGATTCCCATATAGCTCTTTTTTTTGCTTTTGCGTAAGTTGTCGGCAAATCGGAAAATAAAACTAAAGGTCTATTTCTCGTGACAATTTCATCTTCCCAGACACCAAAACAAGAAATATAATCACCTAAGGCCTTATTGTCTGTCTCTATACCCTGCCCTTTTACTTTAATAGAACTATATCTGTCTTCGGTAGATTGCTCGGTCAAACACGTGTCAATATTCACGTCATTTAAAATCCCGTCAGTTGCATATTCACTTCTAACTTTAGTTAAAGTTAAATTGCCGTCTCCGTAACATACCGCCAAAAGTCCATTATCATGACATAATTCACTTATTATTTCCCAAACCGCCTGCCCTTCGTTTGCTTTAAAACTTTCGATTATAATATTTGTCTCTGTAGTTGCAGAATCATCGATTGCAACAGTAATTGAAAAATTATTACAAATACTTGTTATTATTGATTGAATAGTCTGTTCTTTCCATTCGTTCGGGGTAAAATCATAACTACAATCAATTAAATCCTGTATATTATCACGACCTGCTAAGTGCAACCAACAATAATCTTTCCCATATTCTACAGGCATTGCATCGACATAACCTGTCAAAATTACTTGATCATTAATCTCAATTATACATTCGTCATTTATTCTAATATCTTGTAAGGCATTACCGCCTTTGTATATATCATGCAATGTAACATTATATCGCCCACACATGCTCTGCATGGTTTTAAATATATCTACATATTCAAAGCCTGTGTAGGAAACTTCATTTATTTTAAGTTTTAATTCACTCATTTAAAATCCTTATTTCTTCACCTCCTGGTAAAAATCCAGGATGTTTAATGACATTTTTGTTTCTTTGAAATATTTCATCTTCTCTTTCTATATCTGTATATTGTTTGTATGCCAATTCTAAAACAGATTGAATACCAGGCGGGACTTCATAATTTATTTGCTTTGCTAAATCTGTATTTTTTTTGTACATAGAATCTACAAAATCTGCTCTGAGTAAACATACATCAGCAAATAACGCCGGGTCTTCTATTTCATCATTTGCCGATCCTAAACGATTTATTAAATTATCAAAAGCTTCCAATATTTTATAGATTATATTTTCCATATCCTGCTGATTAGAAAAATCTATTCTTATACCTATTTGAACAATAGTAGTAACCACACTTACTTGTGCCATTGTTGAAATTAAATCTAAATTATTTTGTTGTTCAGTAGGTACACTTTCTAAATCATCAGAATCAAATATTGCGATATCAGCCATTTCTTCGCAAATGCTTGATCCTATCGTTTCAGGAATTTCATCACCCGTCATTGTAGTTACATCACCTCTAAGTTGGCCACTACAAGCGCCAATAATCCCACCTTGCACAACTTCACCAGCAAGCCCTACTAGAGACTTTATTGATTGTGCAGCATCTAAAAATAAATTAGCAAGATCACAAGGAGCATTTAAAACCGTATTAATTAGACTTATAGCTGTATTTATAGTTGATAACGCTGTATTTATAGTAGAAGCAATTGCACCTTTTACAGAATTTACAGCATTTTGCATTAAATTCATTGTTTGTGTAATTGGGCCGATCAAAGAAGTTAAAAAAGAACCATAAGTATTCATCTTGTCGGTAAAAGCATCTAATGCTGTATTTATAGTTTTTAAAGCAGATTCATCAACTTTTTCTTTGTAATCAGGTTTTTGCTGTTTAAAAATAGGCGCAATATATTGCACAAAAAGCATTTCAAAACGTGCAATTCCAATTTCTTTTGTCATACTTTCTGTTATTTTTGCAGGTTCTTTTAAAGAAACTTGCATAGTTCCATATAGTGGATGTATCAAAGTGCCTGGGCCACGGGTTTTTAAGGCGCTTATTAAAATATCTCTTTCAACAAAATAATCAAAATTATTTCCTAAATTTTGAATAATATAACCTGTTATTCTAAATCCATCGGCTTCAGGGCCTAAATCTGCCGCATATAAACTATTATTTCGTCTTTTTTTTCTTCTTTTTTTACCCTTAACATTCATTTCTGCATCAATATCAATATTTTTGGTATTGACACTAGGATAATGCATATGTATTCTGCGTCCAACGACAGCTTCAGAGTCTTCTAAAAAAAAAGATGCTCCTCGAAAAGAAGCTTTTCCTTTTTCATTTCCAGCCCATGTTAATTTTTCTCTAAAAGACATTAAAAGCTCCTTCCTGTATAATTGGATGTTTTTGCTTTAACTTTCATTTTGCCTTTCATTTTCATACGCTCTATTATAGCTTCTGTGCCTGGCATTGATTTAACATTTATCATAATTTCCGACTGGCTTTTTTCCCCTAATGCTGGGGGTGTCTTTGCCATAAATCCGCCTTCTACTTTAATTTTACTTTTTGTTCCAACCAATTTTTTAATTTTTTCAATTCCTAATATTATTTTTTCATATATTTTTTTAATAACATTCCAAGCGTCTACATAAGGTTTTATCAAAATAGCATATAATACTTTGCCTAATGGACGTAAATATTTTATTACAGTTTTAAAAGCTAAAATTATATTTGTACTTAACCAATTATAAAACTTTTTTAAATATTCCCATGCTATAACGTACGGATATACTAAAACCTTATAAGCAATTCGCCCTACTGTTTTAAAAAAAGAAACTATTCCATTCCAAACCGTTTTTGCTACTTTTTTTATTCCTTCCCATAATTTTTTAAGAAATTTAACAATTCCCTTCCATACTTTTATAATAATTTTACTTGTACCACCAAATAATTTTTTAAAAAATTTAGATATAGGTTTCCAGTACTTTATTATTAAAAAAACAGCAGCAGCTATTGCCATTATTGCCAAAAGAACAGGATTAGCCATAAATACAGTTGTTAAAACTTTAAATATCATAAACATAAATTTAATAGCATTAACAACTAACATTACCGCTTTTGCCATAGTCGCAAAAACAACAATTCCCTTACCTATTACAAATAAAACTGGCCCTATAGCAGCTAAAACCAACAATATCTTAATTATAGTTTTTGTTAATGCCGGATTTTCTTTTATCCAATTACTTACAGCTCTTGTGATTTCTATTATTCTCTTTGTTATGCGTGGTATAACATTAGATAAATCTAACGATTCTTTTAATGTTTCACCAAGCATCCTTAATGCTTTTTCGCCGGCATCTTTTAAAGTACTGAAAAGACCGGCAAGAGTGAGAGACCCCCGCTCTGCTCCTTTATAAAATAATCCTCCTTTTGCGGTAGCTACTTCAAAAGCCTTCGCAACAGCTTTAGCGGAAATTCCTCCTTTAGCCATAATTTCTTTTAGTTCGCCAATACTTCGTCCAGTTTTTTTACTAATAATTTGCAAAGGATTAAAGCCAGCATTAATCATTTGAAGTAAATCTTGTCCTGAAAGTTTTCCTGCCGAACTAACCTGAGCAAAAGCAAGAGATAAAGACCTCATTTTTTCTTGATTTCCGCCTGCAATATCTCCAAGTTGCTTTAAAACTTTCATAGTTTTTTCAGAGTTCATACCAAAACTCATCATGACTTGCGCATTTTTTCCTAATTGCGAAGTTGTATAAGGCGTAGCTGCTGACATTTTTTCTATTTGAAATATAAAGTTTTTTGCCGCTTTTTCGTTGCCTTTAAACATAGTAGTAAAATTAGCAGTTAACATTTCAAAATCAGCAAATGTTTTAAGAGCGGCTCCACCCGCACCAATTATAGGAAGAGTTAATCCAGTAGTCATTTTCTTGCCAGTATTTGAAACTGCTCCGCCAAATTTTTTAATTTTTGCCATGGATTTGTTAAATCTTTTTTGAGCTCTAAAGGCCTCTATTCCGGCCATGCCAAAACCTCTCCCTATCTGTCGCAAAGGAGCAGTTGCTTTATCTAAAACTTCAACTATTGTACTTATCTCAAATCTAGCCATTCATTTCTTCCGCTATATAATTTAATCCTTCATACCAAAATAACGTCTCAATTACCGGCATTTCCCAGATTTCGGAAGGCTGGAATTTATAATGATACGCAATATCATATATTATTCTTGGCCATCCTTCGTCTGGGCAGTGCCGAAAAAATCCTGTAAACACTCACTTATAGTCATAGTGTCCTCAAAATCCATCTCTTCTGCCACTTTTAAAGGTATTTCGCAAATTGCTGCAATTAAATCAGGCAATTTAGAAGGCGGGATCATCGCCTTTTTACCTTGTGCGAAAAAATCTTTAGGCAGCATCTTAAGATGTTTGTTTTTCATCCTACCAATTTCGACAAAAGAATATACTTTTTTGTCACCATTTTTGTCAATTTCTATAGGATATTTTAAATCAATTCTTTTTTTTTCTTCCACTAACTAACCGCCTCTGTAGACTCTATCCAGTTAGGGCCTACGAAAATTAATTTTGTTTCTCCTTCGCCACCTGTTAAAGTAAAATTTCTTTTACAAGTGGCTTGATTCATCGTGTAAACTTTGCCTCCTCCTGCTGATCTAAATATAACTGTTCCATTTTCACGTATTCTTGCAATAGTATCTAGGCTGATATCGTCTCTATCAGATACAGTTACATCGCATTGTGCCATTACAGGTTCTTCAACGAAACCATGTAATCCAGTGTCGCCTACAACTTCTTTAAGTTCAAAATTAGGCTCACCACTAAGGCCTAAACCTGAAGCCTCGGCACCAGCTTTATTTAAAAGCAAATTACCATTTAAAACAACTTCTATCCGTCCAGTAATTCTTGCCATTTTAACCTCCTATAAAATAAATTGTATAACTGTTGCAAGAATATTAAACTGATTAACAAGATCAGGAGGCAAAAGTACGTCCACTCTTGTTTTATCAGTTGCGTTTCTTTCAACTATTAAGTTATTTTTAAAATCTTCTAAATTTTCTATAAGTCCTATTGATTGCAATTCAGCAAATAATGCGATAATTTCTTGTTTAACTGTTTTAGGTGTTGCAACATAACTGCCAGGCTGAACAGGAAACGTATCATCTGCAAGTTTAAATCTTTGAGTAATAAACCTATTTAACATTCTTGCTTTGTATTGATATCTAATTTCGCTTAATGTCGCCATTGTATTAATATCTAAATAACTAGGATCGGTGACACCTAAAGCATTAGTTTGATAAGTAGTAATAATCCTTTCGAGTAGCACATTATCGCTAGTATCTGTAATCCATGTTGCGATACCGTCATATAATAAAATATCTCGTTCGGCTCTGTTAAACCTACTAGCCACAGGTGGGGCCAAAACTCCTTTTAATTGCAATCCGTACAAAGGTCTTGCGGGATCATTGTTCAAATACCAGCCTGCTACAGCGCCCAATGCTGCTGCCCATTCGTCAGGCCCAGTCGGACTATCATAAGCGCCCATTATTGTATTATAAGGGCTATTTCTACTATTCCCTAAAGTAGTACAACTTGCCTGTGTTCCACGCACGGCTGTAAATCCATGTCCTTGTAATCCTTCAAGTGGGCCAAATCTATCTTCTAGCTCATTTTCAATTGCACCTAAATTGGATGAATCGATGTAAGGCTGTACAATATAATGGTATTGCTCACCATCGATAACTGCCCAGGCATCCCCAAGATCAGGATCAACCGAACCGCCTGCCATAGAATCGTATACAACGCCATTTACACTCCAACCATCAGGATTGCTTTGACCTGTATAATAATTTGCTCTAACATCAATATAATTACCCAAAGTTCCTGAAATTTTTGCAGTTAAAGCGACATGATTACTGCCTGCTGCCGATGCTGAAGCTGTTGCAGTCACAGGCAAATTATCAGCAGAATTAATCTTGTCTACAATAGCTGATGTCACATCAGTTACACTCCATGCTGATGTAATAGTTGTATAGCATTTTTCACCATTTATCATTAAATAATATGTAGTATTTGCAGTCGCCGAATATGCAGAATCAAATTTAATTAATCCTGTAGCTTTCACGCCTCCGTCGTTACTAAGTGCGATTGCATGTAATTCCGTGTTAGGATTATTATCCTTAAAAGTATTACACATCCTTGCTAAAATAGAACCTACACCAAAAAAACCATCTGCCAGACCGTTTGTTGTAATTTTTTTTAAAATTTCAATTCCGGCAGACCCGGAAGATGTTTTTTGTCCTATTATTAAAGCTTTATGCGGATTTTGCACCAACCCTTGTAAAGCTCTACTATTGTCAACTTCTGTATACGAACCGGGTGTCCGAATCGTGTCAGGTATATTATTAAAAGATATTGCCATTATCTGTAACCTCCGTCATTTTTTTCAAAAAAAGAATCTTTTTTCTTTAATTTTTCTTCTTTTGCAGATTCTATTTTTTTTATAATTTGTACATCTTTACACGTTACTCTACGTCTCCAATAGCGCCCATCTGGCCCTGTCCAAGGAACTTTTGCGCCTTCATCAGGCAAAATCCCATAAGTTCTAGGAAACCTGACAGTCATTCCAGATTTTGGTTTAACTATTTTATATTCGTTATCCATTTCTCCACCTCTTATTTTCTATTTAAAATTTTATAAAAATCAAAACCTTCCCCGAAACCCCGTCCAAAACCACCAGCATCAGGGTCATCAGTTAAATCTATCCACGTTTTCATATCAGTAATATCAGTATCATCTATCGGTATATCCCCAGACCAGGGCAAATTTGCCGAAGGCCACATAATATATTCGCTTGATATATAATTAAAATCATCAAGCTGTGATATTTGACTTTTTTCGTAAAATTCGCCTGTTGATTCCTCAATAACCTCATCGGTAAGTTGCGGTGCACTTTGTCCCGAAATATCTATAAATCCATCGAATTCTTCCAATCTAATTGTATATTCGAAATCATATTGCCACCAAAGATAATCATTTTGAATCGTAAGAAACTTTCCACCTGTATAATAAATGATACTTTCTGCATTTTTTATTTGCCAACCTACAATACTACGAAATAATTCTGATCTGACTTTATGCAATTTATCATATGCTAAAAATCCAGTTTTATCTTTATCTGAAGTATCATTTGCAATCGCCACTATTATAGAAAACTTTTCTGTTATTTTTTGTTGAATTGCACTATCAGTATTATTTGCCGGACAACTTTCTTCAATAGGTACAACAAAAGCTATATCTTTTCTAAGAGTATTTCTTATTGCAATGTCCATTTCAGCAGAGCCTGCTACATAATTACCAAATCTTGTATTGGCTTCTTTAATTCTTTGTATAATAGGTGCAATTCTCATGACATAAATCCCTGCTTCATAAAATTAACTATATTTTCAGTTGATGATGATTTTATATTTTTAAATATATCCTGCCCAAATTTCTTAATAGTCGGTTTTAACCAGGGCCGAGGCTGCATATCTTTTGTACCTAATTCCAAATGTTTTAAATAAGGTGCTCTTTTTTTTAATGCACCAAATTCAAGGCAAATTTTTTCAGATGTTATTCTAGTCTCAAAAGCTATCCCACTTATTGCTTGTCCGGTCTGGACTGCGGGAAATTTCCAGGGAACAGATGGGAAGTGTCTCCCGCCTTGTTTAGTCACGATATAAGAATAAGGCGCCCTTTTAGTATTGCGCATTTCTTTAATTACATAATTTCTCATATCGTTTCCTGCGTTAAAAAGAACTTTATTTATTCGATAATGATATGCCAAACCTTCTAAAATAAACTGGCGAGGTATAGATGTAAATTTTCTAGCCAATTCTTTTAAATTTTTTGTCCTTATTCTGTAATAATTTTTCATTCCGGCCAACCTGTTCCTTGTTCTTCACGTTCTCTAATTTCAAATTTGATATACTCATCGTTGTTTTCATCACGCAATATTCTTAAAATTTCAAATAATCGTCCTTTTACTGTAGAACCTTTTTGCAAAAAAATGAAATAATCTGATTTTAAAGGCATTAAATCTTCAATTGAATCAAAGCCAACACTAAAACCCTTAGTCATTCGTTTGCCAAAATTTTCTATAGCAACTTTTCGTATAGTACATATATGTGTAGGCAAATCTTTTGACCCAGACCCGCCCTCAGATAACGCTTCACCACGTATATATTTCAAACTGCGGCTTAAACTAGAATTTTTTATTGCAGCCCAAATTGTTGTTAATGTCTCATAATCTCTGTCAAAGCCTCCTTCAGCGTTAGGTGTTTGAATTGCTTTTTTAATCTGTATTCTATGTTTTAATTTATAAGCTAATTTCATATTTGATCTATCCTATAAGAATCCAATATTCCTTTTATTTCAGTCGGTGGTTCTTCAAAGACTGCTCTATTTTCATACATCTGCGTAATTAATTGTTTAATACATGTCTTAATTGTTTCAGGGACATCAGCCGCAGAATCACCATACCCCGCTTTATAAATAATTTGAAATCCGCCTTGATATCTTTCTGTATTTTGAGGAGGTTCAACTCCATCTTTAATAATAACCTTTCCGGGCTCATTATAAGAATCAAGAAAATAATTATCACTACTATAAGTACTTGCCGTATCGTTTTCATCTAAAGTTTGAATAGATATAACGGAAAGAAGAGGTGGTCTGGGGAGTACAACTTCATCCCCAGGCCAATAATCCATTCTTGCCGTTATCGTTTGTTCTATTAAAGCTCTATTTAAATAATTTTCCGTTAAAATTCTTGCAGAAACTATTAAACTGTTTAACAAAGAATTTTCAGTATCGCCATCTATGCGAGCAAATAATTTAATTTCTTCTAATGTAACAGGTTCCACAAGTGGATTTATTGTCACTTTCCAAACCATATGTCCATCTTTATCCAATTTTTTAGGAATAATCATTTAAATACCTACTTAAAAAAATTAAATTTTTTGTCCTCTTCTTTAATCGTTTTGTCAAAATCTTTAACTTTTTCATCTTTTTTAGCTTTACTTTTTTTTTCTTTTTTGATTTCTTCTTTAATCTCTTCCATTTTGTTTTCAGGAACACTAATCATTTCAGCCACCTTCATTTCTAAAAATACTTTTGCTAATTTTTCTGGCAAATCAACAATTGTATCTTTTAAATAACTTTCAACTTTATACCCGTTCGGAGCGCCTCTAATATTTTGTGTAATTTTAACTTCCATAGTTCTTCCTTATGATATTGATCTTTCAGCAAATTTAGATTGATCGCCACCAACTACAGTCCATTCATCATCTGTAAAACATTTTAATTTCAAAATACCAGCACTTCCGTTTGAAGTATGCAGGCCAATATTAGATACATCACTAAATTGCAATCCTACAATACTACAAGCTGATGTTGATATTTTTACTGATAAAACACTTTCTACCAAAAAATTTTGTATAGCAATTACCAATTCATCGCCAGCCGAACAAGCCGGCAGCCATGCCGACAAGTTGCTGCCTGTTTCTGATAATCTCAAAAATACAAATCCATTTTGAGGTAGGTTAGGGCTTGATAATACAGTATTAGAAGCCCTAACTATAGTCTGTGCCTGGTTACTGGAGAGTAATTTTTTTAAAGTATCCCCAGTAACTGTAGTACCAAAAAAATCTAAATATCCGTCAGAATCAATTGAAAGCTTATCCGCGCCTTGAGGTAATTGAACTTTTGTGTTCTGATACGTGCTATCACTTTTTGACATAATTACCTCCTATTAGTCTCCTGCTGGTTCGTTAACAGGCCATACATTTGCACCGCCCAATACCGCAACTGCCGCCGCAGAAATAGTTGAAGGCGCACCTACTTCAGATATTGCAATACGAACATATCTCCGTGGGCCTTTATATCCTATAAAGAAAATTTTGCCTGTTCCTGCTGAAATATCAGTAGTTGATGCAATGCTTTGAAAAATTCCTGAATTCAATGTTGAATAAGCGCCCGCCATTCCTAATACCGAGTGTATCATTTGTGATGGGTAGCATTCTGACCATGCAGAAACACCCGCAGCAGATTCTAATCCATGCTCTAATTTAAGTTGCCACCTATTATCAGCAGATAATGCACCGCCGCCTGTCATTGCACCTAAATTAATAACAAATGTACAAGCGTCATATCCACGTGTATCTATAGTCAAACCATTAGTCGCTGCACCTGCTGCTACGTCCTGAGGGACTAAAGCTTGAAAAAATTTTAAATCTGAATAATTATCTCTTTTAACGTTACTCATTTCTTACCTCCTTATGCCGAAATTACGCCAAGTTTGATTGCTTCCCAGTTATCGACATCACCGCCAACTCTTTTACGAGTATAAAACTCTACGAAAGGTTTTTGGGTATAAGGGTCTCTTTGTATAGTAATCCCTAATCTATCAATAATTAGATAAGCTTGTTTCCAATCTGCAAGAGCGATTGACAATGCCCCGGCAGCTACTTCCGGCATTGTTGTAGACATTCTGACAGGCAGATTTAAAATATTGCTTTGCGCATTATCTGTTGTTAAGCCTGGTTTCCAAATATAATTGCCTGTACCATCTTTAAGCAACATTGCCGCTAAAACAGTTGATCTATTCATCAGCCATGTACCACGATTTAAAAATTGTTCTTTTAAACTATATTTAATCCGTGCAAATCCATCTGCGGTAATTGCTGCTGCTGCGCCCATAGCAACTTGTTCAATTTGACCAAAACTTGTCCCATTGTCATAAGTCAAAAAACCTCTTGGTTTACCTATACCATCCCCGCTCACAAAAGCTGCTGCTTCACCACGACTAAACCTATCAGCTATTTTATTAGCAAGCCACGACTCAATATTTATACCCGAATCTTCCAGTAGTGTCTGTGTCGCTCTAGGTCTTGCTGCCATTGTGTGTACAGAAATTGATCTTTTTTTCCAGCTTGGAGTTGAAGTTTCACCTGTAATAGTAGTTTCGCCTGTAATTTCGCCTTCCCATTCAAAACCTGCTTGATCCCATTCTGCCATCCATTCGATTTTCCCTGTTGTGATAGATTCTGTAGAAGCCAATTGTCTAATAGGGTCTGTTTCATAGAGAATTTGAGTTATTCTATTACTTGTTGCTGTAGGAACAGTTATCCCACCGTCAGGCTCAATTCCAACCTGCAATGCTTTATGCTGTGTATCGGGCATTCTATAATCACGTGCACCACCATAACGTCGAACATAAGCATCAAATGCTTTCATGTATGCCTTGTAATCTTCAATATTAATTTGTTCCTTTTCTAATTTCTCCATTTCATCAAAAGAAACGCCAGAATCATTTTTACGACATGCTGAAAGAGCCGCAATTTTAAATTCTCTAGCTTCTTTATATAATTCGTCGGTATCTTTTAAATTACTGCGACCTGGACGTTTAAACGCAACTTCTAATGCATCAATTCTTTCAGCCGCTAATTTTTGCTCTTGTTCTTTTTTTATTTGTTTTTCATCAAGAGCTTGTTGCCTTGTAGTAATATCTTCAGCTAATTTATTAAACTTCTCAACAGATAATGTATCTTTTAATCCATTTTCTACAGTAGCTTTTAACTCTTCATGATTTTTTCTTAATTCTTCATAATTCTTTTTAGAATTTTCTCCATAAGTTTTTAATTCGTTCAAAACGGATTTTACAACTTCTGGTTCATTCGAATTATTTATATCAAATTCATTCGCCATATTCTATAACCTCCTATTTGTCAGCTTCAAAATTTTCAAATTGTTTATTCATATCTCTCAACAGATATAGAATATTATTTAACATATTTTTTTGTACCTTAATCCCTCTCAGATAAGGTTTGCATCTATTTACAATAATTAAAGACTCTTTGCGACTTAAGCCTGCATCACGCAAGGCTGTTTCAAGTTCTCTTTCGGTTTTTGCATTTTCTATAGCTTTAACACCTGTAACCTGCGCCCGAACTAAAGCAGGAAATGTTACAAGCGATACTTCCCACAAATTTATTCTCTTTAAATAACGTATATTTTTATTTGTTTTTTTGTCCTTTATTATCTCGTAATCTTCTACTTCATAACCAATAGATAATCCTTTAATTGCGTCATCTCTTAAAAGTAAAAGAGCGTCTTCTGCTTTTGTAACACCTCTAGTTAGTTTGCCTTTTACATATAAGCCAATTTCATCTTCTTTTATTATAAGCCAAGTTCCGATAGGCTGTTTATAATCATGCTGCCATAAGAGTGCTATGCCATTTTTATTCCTACCGCCTTGTTTTAAAGATGATTTAAAAGCACCTTTTACAACTATATCTCCATAGGAGTCAGGTTCCCCGCCGAACATAGAGCCGTATCCTTCAAAAGTTCCATCCTCTCCAATAGTGTCACTTTTTATTTCAAATGGTATATCTAAATATTCTTTACCCACAACGCCACCTCATTTTTTAGATTTTTTATAAAAAAGTAATAACCCGCCTACTAAAGACAAACAAGAAAGTAAATCAGGAACAGCAAATTTATTCGTAAAAATTTTCTTATATAAATCTACAGTAATAGCCAACATTAAAAATGTAACCCAAAAATAAATAGGCATAAAAACATCGTTACTATTACAGAAAAAACTCTTTATTACTTTTTCATAAAAAATTTTTAATATTTTTTTAATTTTATTTAAAAAACTCATTTTTATATATACTCTATTATTTATTATTTTATTTGCTATTAAAGGTTTCATTTTAATATATTATAAATAATAAAACCTCCTGCACTAGCACCAATTACTCCAGCACCAACATAATATTTCCAATTATTAGATTCATTCACTTTTAATTTAAATCTTCTGTTCCAGGTGCGATCATTTAAACCTGCTTCAGCAAAAAATATATTTTTATTTTCCATATAACCATCTAATTTAGGCTCACTAATGTCATATTTTTGTAATTCTTTTATACAATCATCTTTGGTTATTTTATTGTAATCTCTATATATCGTCTTATATGCAATTTTAGTTTTTTCAACTATCTTAATTTTTAAGTCAGGTTTCCTTGTAAAATATAAATATGTAAAAAACCCAGTAATTATATTAGTTATAATAAGAAATACAATAAGCCATAAATTGATTTCTTGTATAAAATCTAATATTTTAATTATTACTTTTTTCATGTCATGCTACCTTTCTTTTCGTATGGAATAAAGAAATACATCTACAATTCACGATATTGCCTACTGATCCGTCAGGATCGCCAGGGTATTCAAGATTTTCTCCTGTTCTTTTAAAAGTGTCATCCAAAGCAACTCTTTCGCCGTTTGCGCCAACATGATCAAATTTTCCATGTCTTGTGCGATCATCTTTTGCGCTAAGCCATTCTTTTTCCTGAATTAATCCAGTTTGACCCATCGCCTCAGTCATAGCATAATTAACAGTTGTATGCGTTTCTGTTCTTGCTATACGTTTCGCTCTAAAAGGCGCTATGATGCTACTTGTCGTGCGAATCTGTTTTGCTATTTCACTATTTATTTTGCCTTCTTCTATGCCTTTTTTGACAATTCTTTGTATCGCAAGCCTTGTGGTTCTTTGAACTATTCTTATTTTATTGCCAACTTGTGTAGCAATCCATCCGATCACAAAACGCCAAAAATCATCAATAAGGCCTTTTTGTTCATATCTAATAAAACTTTTTTGTGTTTCTTCTAACATCTTTTCGCCAAATTCTACTGCTATTATTTTATAATATTTTCTAAATATATTCCTTAATCTTTTATTGTATTGTTCCAATGTATAATAAAAATCTAATTCGTATGCATCAACATTTCTGGCAGCCGCATAATACTGACTTCTTATAACTGTTCTTAATTCTTTTTCAAATTTGTTCTGCAAAACAGTCCATCTTCTTTGTAGAGAAGCTCTTAATCTTTCTTTTTTTATTTTGCCTTCAACATCAATCATTTATTAACTCTTTTGCCTCTTCGTCAGTATAACCTTGTTTCTTTAAATCCTCTATAGCTTTATCTTCTTCGTCCTGCATTTCTTTTTCTGTTTTGTCCTCTTCATCGTTACTTTCACCTAACGGAATCATAGAAGCAGGAACTAGTATTACATCGCCGTATTCTGTTTTTTCATATCCAACCATTTCTCTTTTTTCATTTTCTGAAATAAAAGAACTGCTTTGTGCTCTTGCCCATAATTTATCACGTTTAATTGCTAATGCAGGGACATCGTCTAATATATAATCCAAAAATAATTTTTCTTTATTATTAGGGAAAAACCAATAATTAAACTCGTCTTTAAGAAAATTAAGATAGAAAAAATTAGTTTCTTCCCAAAAAGCTAGCCTAGCTTCTTGAAAATTTGCATAAGTGCTAGTATCCGGTATTCCTATAAGTTGAGGCGGCACACCCCAAACAATACAGGTAGCTCTTGCAAGTTCTAAATTAGACTGAATCCAATCCATTTCCGTAGGAGAAAACCCATAAGGCTTGACGTCTTTCCCGCCTTCTATAATTAAACTTTTTCCAGCGTTTTCGGGGCCTTCTCTATGTTCTTCTATCTGCCGTCTTAATCTGTCATATTGTTTATCTTGTAATGTTTTTTCAAACATAAAGACCGCACCTGGCCGTGCTTCATTTTCTAATAATCTTTTATTCCACATTGAGCTGCTATTGTGCGAATCGATAGAAATTGCAGCAGGTTCAGTGGGCGCCATTCCGTAAAAATCATCTAAAGGGTTAAATAATTTCATGTGCAAAATTTCGCAATCTCCAGTCATCGGATCAACTTCGAATTTAATATCTCTCCCATTGACTGAATATGTATAACCTAAAATTTCACCTGAATTTTCATCTGTATTTATTTTCATTCTGTCTGGTCTTAACGCATATAACTCTTTTATTTCTCCTTTATTTGTGCCTTCAGTTGGCCCAACTTTTTCAAGAAATGCATTTCCTGACATACAAAGATACGAAATATGATTATAAACTAAACATATAAAAGATTCTCTAGGATTTGCCCTGCTTAAAATTTTATTCAAAAAATGATCCTGCACAACTTCTCTTTCAGTTTCATTTATATTTTTATATAATTTCCATTTTACAGAGCTAACCGATTTTGCTATATAATCAATACATCTATAAGCAATATAATTTTTCATATATGTTTCTTTAGCAAAATTTTCATAATCCCTAATAGGCCATACTACACCTCCAGGAATACCAGTTACGATTGCCCCAGAAACTTTACTTTGTTTTTCTAATTTTGCTATTGCTCTTTTTGAGAAATATCTTTCTAGAAAATTTAGTTTCATTCTCTCCACTCTTTTTTTTGCAATTTTTACATTTGTTTAATTTGAATTTGTCTTTATTCATTATAAAAATCCTTTATCCACTTACAGACCATCCCGAAACAGTTATTCCTACTATATTTATACCGCTAGCCATGCTAAAACTTATATTAAGCACATCGTCTGACTGAAATAACATAGGTTGACTTAATTGAAACCAATAATCTTCTGACCCCAACATCGCATAACTAAAAAACTTCAGATTATATGCAGAATCTAAATTAGCACTTAATTGCGCTACCAAATCGCCTGCGCTTGCAATTGCAGTACTGGCATGGACTCGTATTTCTGTTAATTGCCATATTTTACCAGGGCTAACATTTTCTGATATCGCTCCATCTGCACCTGGCGCAACAAAAAACATAAAATGATCCCAAAGTTTATTTTGTATATATGTTTCTGTAAAACTCATTATTATACCTCTTCTATATCACAAATATCATCATGATTTTTATGCCGATCTGTTTTCTCACAAATTCCACAATCGTCATCCTCTAATTCGTCTTCATATAAATCATGATATGAACAAAAATATCTACAATTTATACATTTATTCATTTAACTTATATCTTCTAACTCCCCAAATTTTTTAGATGTTTCATTCGGTACTAATTTTTCAAAAGCTTCTGTATGATTGTCATAATAAAAATAAAACGTATAATACACACCATTTGTCACTGATTCTAATAATTCTATTTCCCAATATCCATTACTATCTGTAGTATCTGATTTTTGTTCTTGCGCATTAACATTATTGCCATATATCGCTTTTAAAACTGATGGAACGGCTGTAACTGTAGCATTTTCAACAGGATTTTCGTTTTCATCTTTTACCCAGCCATATACTAGGCACTTTGTTGTGTCAGTATCATCAAAACTATAAAAATCATAATTTACATCCACTTGTGTTAGTAACGGAGTAGTTGTTCCATCATCACTATGTAAAAATGCAATTATAGTCATAATCACTCCAATAGTGGTAAAAGTAGCTTTATTTGTCTCTATTTCAACCGCAGTGTTTGCTTGTGAATATGTTCCGTCTGACTCTGCCCACTCTTCATTAACTGTATCATAGTAATAATTTGTACTTCCTTTTTTTAATATATATTTTATTTCATCACTTCCTGTCTTAGTTGATGTTTCTATAAAACTTTCTAAACCTTCATGTGTTATTGTTTCTTTAAACTCAATAGACGGATTTGCGGTTGAATATATTTGTGCTGTTAATGATGCTGTTAATATATCTATATCCCCTTGCGAATTAGAATCAGGAAAATAAATTTTAAATTGTCCGTATATTTCGCCTTCTATATCCAATGTCCCAACATTTGCCGCAAAATCTGAAAAACTACACATATAATCTTTTGTTCCATCTCCAGTAGCCCATGTAGCCCCATTCCAGTAAGACCAAACTCCTGATTTTCCAATTTGTAACGCTATTTTAGCGCTTCCTGTCAATGTATAAGTTAATGAATCAAAACTTATTAAAGTACCTGCCCCTGTGTATTCCATTTCCGGCAAAATATCGTAACCTTCTATATAATCAAACTCATAAATATTAGACCAGTCGGGAGTATAATTAGATGTATGCTGAACAGAATTATATACTATAAAATTACGTATAGAAAAATTAGCAACATGATCTATTGCTCCAACATGAATATCAGAAGGAGACGTTCTTGTGCCAGTTCCAGATATAGAATCAAACAATACCCCATCAATAAAAAGTCTATGTGTACCTCCTATACAATCTACATTGACCGAAAAATTATACCATGTCCCAGCTACCGGAGACCATTCAGACAAATAACCTCCCGCAATTAAAACTCCAGTATCATTATATATATCTAATCTTAATCTCCCAGGCACCCCTCCTGCGGTAGCCTCATATTGCACAAGTGTAATTCTATGATTTGTAGAAGCTCCATCTGCATTATTAAAAAACATTTGCCGATTAACTGGTCTTCCAGACCAATTTGGTTTTATTTCAAATTCAATTGTTCCTTGATTGCCAAACCCATTATTACCACCCGGAAATTCAACATATCTTTGATCATCATAATTTAAATCTAACGCGTTATCTGCTATAGATGCTCCTCCGAATGCTGTCCCCGTCAAGACATCTTCACCCCAATTGCCATTTATATCAATATTAAATTTAGAATAAAAAATTCCATCAGTAGGTCTTTTATTTTTTTGCTGATATTTCCCGCCGACAAATTCCGCCGCATTACTATCATAAACATGCCCTGTATCATCAGCAAAATCTTCTACAAAATCTTGACCTGGATTATTGGATAATTTCAATCTTGGTTTTTGACTTTCAGTAAACTCAATTAAATCAGAATCAAAAATATAATTATTCGGGTCAAAAGCATATTGTTTAGTAAAACTCATTTTAACTTTCGCCTCTTATTTTTAGTCAAATAATCATTTTTCCATTTATCACAATAAGAATCTTCTGAAAAACATGCTATTTTAGCACAATTACCGCAACATTTTAGATTTTCATATTTTACTCGTAATTCAGTATATTTTTTATTTAAATCTTTATATAATTTTTTATAAAAACTATGCTCAAACACTATTTTCATATTATCCTTATATTAACATCTTGGAATTTTCTCAAATGCGTAAATAATGCGTATCTTTTCGCGTCCATCAAATGATCATTAAATTTTACGGGTTTATCTGTATTGCCCCCATCTTTATCTTTTGCCCAACAATACGCTTCGGCTTCTCTTATAAGATCATATGATGTTGATAAATATTTAAGTTTTTGCCCTTTGCAAAACATTATTCCTTCTTCTACACTTTTATTTGAAGATAAAGCATTAAAGCCGTTGTCACAAATTTCCTGTATTATTTCTGGATTTTGAGAATCACAGTATATAGGAATACCGCTATCTATTTCTTTAGTTTTTAAAAAGGATATTAACTTGGATGGTGTCCATTTTGACTCATATAATATTTGCTCAACTGCTGCCCCCCAGTCATATAGGTATATCTTAACCATAGCAGTGGGATTATTAAAACCAAAATCTAGTCCGTATATAATGTCATCATAGTTATCAGGTATTTCGTCTACTATTTCGTAATTATCATAGATAACGCCTTCTAATCTACCCCATTCTCCTAAATAATAAACTTTATACAAAGAATAATTGGTATTTTTAAGATTTTTTAATACCTCAATATTTTCTTTATCCGCGTATGGGTTATCCTCTACAAAAGCAAATTCTTTTCTAACTGGTTCATTATCTTTTTCCCACCATCTTTTATATACCCATGACGATGTCGATACCGGATTAAAAGTCCCTATCATTTGTTTATAAAGACCTTTCCCCCCTCTTATTGTCAAATCAGCATTTTGATACACAGCTTCTTTAACTTCAGGAAGTTCTTCTATCCAAATTCCATCCACGTTTGTGATTGATTGCAATTTAAGATATGCATCTTTATGATCTAAACCTATAAAAACAAGCTTTGACCCATTGCTGTATATTGCGACATTATCTGTTTTATTTAATTTATAAGGGATTTTAAATAATTCTGACCGTTCTTCAAAAAGTTCCATGCATGTTCTTTTTAAAGAAGGCAAAGATTGTCTAATTATTATATATTTAAGTTTTATGTCTCTTTTTGCTAGATGTGATTGAATGGTTGGTTGAGTTAATATTTTATCTGTTATAGTATAAGATTTCCCTGACCCTTTACTGCCGTAGAAAAGAAGTCTCCTATCTCTTGATCTAAATATATGTTTATGCGCCGGATTTAAATTTTCATTCAGATTTATTATCTGCATTAGAACTATTACTATTAGAATCCAGTACAAAGTCTTGACTAATAACAAGTTGCACATTGCCCCCAGCATTCAGGTCTAGCGATTCTCTTGCCTTTCCAATAATATGATCTAATGGATATTTTATTGTATTGTAGTCTCCTGTCTCTATAAAATTCTTAAACGATTTTAATATCCCCATTTCTAGCAATGTAATGTCTTCAAGATTTATTTCTTGAAGTTGTTCTTTTTTCATTGCCTGAAATTTATAAAATGTTTTATATAAATTATCTTTAGTTGAATTTTTTATTATTTTTAAATCTTCAGGGAGTTTCGGTCTTCCTGGCCCTCCAGGATTTCCTTTTTTAAAAGGGTTTGTAGGGGTACCGTTATTCATTATGTCTCATACTCTCTAGCGGTTTTCTAGCGGTTTGCATTACTAAAAAACTATATATATTTAAATAAAATTATCCATTATCTCTATAACCAATATAATATATGCGACATAATATTTCAAGTACTTTTTATATTATTTTTATTTTATTTAAACGATATTGCAAAAACATCTTTGTCAATTTTCAAATCTGTCTGAAGTCCATTAATAATGTCCATTTTAATAAATCTTTTTTTCAAAAAATTTTTTGTATACCCTTTTCTAAAAAATATATTATCAAAAGATACTAATTTATTATTTTTAATAAATCTTTTTTCCCAATATGGTTTTTTTTCTCTATATTCAATATTTTTCTTCCCTTTTTTAATTAAAAAAAACCATTCTTTTTTTAAAATCAAAAATAAAATTTTTTCTTCTTTTTTATATTTCATTTTATTTCTCTCTTTATTTTTAATTTTTTTAATTATTTCTTTATTATATATATTTAAAAGAAAAAGTCAATCTTTTTTTTGAAGAACTTTTTTGAAAAAATTTTTCATGTATTCGGCCATATGATTTTAATTTCCATTTTTTATTTTTTTTCAATCCTTTAATCATTGGAATTGAAGATGTTCTGATAAATATTTCAAATTCATTTTTTTTATAAAAATCACAAATTGCATTTAAGAATCTTATTCCTATTCCGCAACCTTGATAATCCGGTAAAACTACTAATCTTGAAATTCTTTTTAAATTTTTTTTATAATTATTCGGTTGATGAAGAACACCACAAAATGCTATAGGTTTATTATTAAAATAACCTACATATTGGTGACATGCTTTTGCGATTTCGTGATTCAAATAATGATACTTTTGAAAAATTTTCCATTTTTGTTTTTCTTTATATATCTCAATTTTAATTTTAGGTCGCCGAAGTGACCCCCTTGTATTTTCAAAATGCATATCATTAGTGTTAAAAATCCAATCAGGTTCTAACCATTCTATAATATCAAAATGACAAGAAATTGCTATAAATTTTTTATTATTTTTTCTAATAGCTTTTGATATCGCATAACTTCCTATTTGCGCTACATTTCTGTCTATAACGGAGGTAAATTCATCAAAAACAATTAATTCTTTTTCTTCTAAAATACATCTAGCCAAATCAATTCTCATTTTTTCGCCATTTGACAATACATTATAAGGTTTTAACCAAGAAGGAGGCGAAGAAAAACCGACACTATTAAAAACTTGTGAAATTTTTTTTAATTCAATTTTTTCATTTATATTATCAATAATTGACAAATTATTATTATATTTAAAATTTTCAAAATATGCTCTAGGAAATAATTCTTTAGCTATTGTTGTTTTACCTGTTCCAGAATTTCCGACTATTAAACCTATATTCCAATCTTTTTCTAATTTAATTTCTCCGATAAATTCTTCTTTTATTTGAGAATAATTTAAATCATATTGTGTTTGTATAGCATTCGTTCTAAAAGTTTTTTTTATATCGCTTTTTCTTATAATATTAAAACTTGACATTCATAACCTTCTTTTGTTAATTTATTATAAAATTCTTTCTGTTTTTCTTCATTTTCACAATCTATAATAATTTGAAATAACGAAGGAATATTTTTTTCAATTTCTTTATTTTTTTCTTTAACATCAAATAAAGTTTGATTATCTAGAATTCTAATAGTTTCTTTAAAATTTTCTTCTATATTTCCCGTCCATTCTTTAAAATCTTCTAAATTAAAATCCCCAAATTGAGAATTAATCCCTAATAGTTTTTGTTTCGCGTCTTTTTTATTTTTTGCCTCTATATACGCAACAGGAATCAATGGAATATTATAACCTTCATCTTGTAACGATAATAATGCTTTTAATCTTTGATGTCCATCTAATATATAATTTATTTTTTTATATTTCCATATAAAAAAAGGAGAATTTATTCCATCTTTTTTTATTCTCTTTTTTAATTTATCCAAATTATTTTTAGATATTTTTTTCAAATTTCCTTGAAAATTTATTAATTCATATATTTTTAAAAATCCAGCACCTGAACAAGTCACTTTTATTTTTTTCATTTCTGATTTTTTAAATTCTCTCATAATTCACTCCTCCATTTTTACAGTCCCACATTTCGGCCCACTCCATCTACTCGACATTATTGTAGCTATAGCACCTCCTAAAGACCACATTTCAAGTACTTTTTATATTATTTTTATTTATAGCATTTAAAATAATAGCCTTTGTGATCTTAACTCATTTAATCTTTTAACACTATCTTTCCAATAATCAACATCTTTCTCAATTGCAAAAAAATCAAATTTTTCTAAATGACAGGCACAGGCTAAACTTCCAGAACCGGAATGTGTATCTATTATTTTATCTCCATCTTTGGCGTAATTTTGTAAAATCCAACGATAAAGGGCAACTGGTTTTTGTGTAGGGTGTATTTTCCCTCGGTAATCTCCTCTTGCTAATGGGTCTCTTTTATGTATTTTTACATTTTTATAAAAAGATGTCCATGCGAGTTCAGCTTCCGCATATGTTCTATTATAAAACCCTTCCCCTTTGTCCCAGATAATAAAACAACGTGTTGGTGGTAATTTAAAATAATTTCCACCCCATATAACTTGATTTATGCTTATTCTCTTTAACTCTAAAAAATATTTATCATCTGGGACATTATCCCAATTCTTTTTTTTATGATTGTTAAATCCCTTATACCCAATATTTCCACCGTCCATTCCTATCCCATAAGGCGGATCGACAATTGCAAGCTCAAAATAATTATCAGGAATATCCTTCATAATATCCATACAATCCGCATGTATTATCTTATTTTTCTGTTCTTCCCAATTAAACATTTTTTCAAAGACTTTTCCTGAAAATTCAAAGCTATAAATATTTTCATCACATTACACCTTCTTACACAAAACAAATTGCTCTTTATTATTTATTGCATAAAAATTAGGACAAGTCAAACAATATACTGATCCAATCTCACAACACATTAAATAACCGTCAACTTTGTGAATAGGACAATAAGTTGTGGAAAACCCACAATCATTTATTTCATATTTTCTTTTTCTCACTTTTATTGCTGGGTTAGGCCAGTCTTTTACTTTTTTCTGTTTCATCTCAATAACTCCGTAAAATAAGACATTTTTTTATGTTTCATATCCTATGCCCTAAATTTAAATTCTCTCATAATTCACTCCTCCATTTTTACAGTCCCACATTTCGGTATAGTATTGGCATTCATCCCCAGCTTCATATTTATTACAATAATAACAATCTTCTTCAGGATTTATTTTTATTTTAAATAATTTACAATAACCTAACATTTTAACCAACTTTTTAAATTTTTTTCTTTATTATAAATTAGTCGAGTTTTAAAGTTGTCTCGACCAACAACTATCCAAAACACAAAAAGTTATTATATTAATTTTTTAAAGAGGTTCACCTCCAATTTAAATTTTATATAATAAAATATATTATATAATGCTTGTTTTAATTTTTAATATCTTCTTTAAATATTATTAATAATCCTAACGCACATATTATATCAATAATAATAAAATAAATCATTTTTTGATCTAACAAAATAAGAATTAAACAAATAATTAAAGATATTATTATAAAAATAAGCCAAACAAATAACCAAAACAACCCATCTGGATAATTTATTTTCATATCTGATTTTCTCTTACATCCTTTTTTTTAAAATTTATTCCTTTTATTCTTGTTTCTCTCATTTTAAATTCAGGCCAATCTTTTACTCTTTTCATAATTAATATGCCCTCATAATAATACCCCATTTAATTTCAACAGAATCATATTTCTTTCTGATTTTTTGAATAATATCTTTATAATCAAATTTAAAAGAACTTAATTCATCATTAATCAAACTAGGAAAAATTTCATAGTTATAAATTTCGGATGTACATAATCTTCTATCATTATAATTACGACACTTTAAAATTAATAAATCCGTTTCGTCAAGAATTGTAACTTCGCCAGTGTCATTAAAAACATCATCAAAATCTTCACGATCAAAATCATAAGATTTTACTTCCACCTGCAAAATTGTTTTTCTGTAATGCCAATGACATTCTAGATATGGCCCAATATAATAATCTTTTTGTAATCCCATTTTAACTCCTCTTTTCTGGATAATTTATTTTCATGTTTTCTCCTTTTATATATATTATATAAATTATTTTATTCGTATTCTTCGTATTCTTCTAAAATTTGTATACTTCTAGCTACTCTAGGAACCATCAAAATATACTTTTTGCGAATTAAAGCTTTTAAATGATCATACGCACCTTTTATATTCATATTAAAGTTATCACTTATTTCTCTAATAGATGGCGAATACCCAAAAACTTCTTTAAAAGATATAATATAATTTAAAATTTTATTTTGTTTTTCTGTCAATTTGATCCGCATTCTATTAACCTAATATATTCATCAATATGATGATTCATTTGTTCTTTATAAAACCATTTTCGCCATTTCCAAAATTTTAAAATTTTAATCAAAAATTTATTTTTCCCAATTTTAATTTTTGTCCCTACATGCCAAAACCACCAAGAACTGGGGAAAAACAATTTAAAAGGAACTTTACATACAGGATCGTTAATATTAACTATTCTAAAATAATTTTTTTTATGCCATTTATTAACTTTTTTTGCAATTCTATAATTTACTGCTCTAGGTTGCCCAAAAGTATAAAATTTTAAATTATACCCACTCCATTTACTTGACATTATTGTAGCTATAGCACCTCCTAAAGACCACCCTAAAACAACATTTTTTTCTTTTTCATTTATATTTGCTATAATAATTTGTTCAACTTTTCTATATTGTTTTAAAAATCCTCTATGATAACCCCTTTTTTTTATAAAATTAAAATTATTATACCAATCATCTGATCCATAACTTTCTGGAAATAAAAATATAGTCTGATTTTTATTTTTAAATATAAATAATTGAACATTGCTTTTTTGATAAAATTTTATTTCAGGAAATATATTTAAAAAATAACTTGTAACATTTCTAACTATATTTCCTTTTTCTTTATATTTTCGCATTAATTTAGAAGCACTTTTAATTAAATAAGCATATCTTATAATTTCTTTATAATTAATTTTCATTTTAATTATCCTTGTTTATGTTAAAATTAATGGCTCTTTATCCCTATTTTTTTAATAAGCTGCGCTCTGACTTCTGCATTTTTTTCTTTTAATATTAATTTAGGGTCTAATTTTTCAGCCGGTGTTAAAATATAATCTTTTTCCATCCTGACACCGTTACTAT